AGGCTCAACACTGGAGTGACCAGCACATAGCTCACCGTGCCACCCGGAGCCGTGCCGCCGTACCAGACGTTGTAGGCGTTGCCGCCGATCACCACTCCGCTTGCGATGAGCGATCCGGCAGGCTGGAGCGATCGTGTCGGTCCGCTCAAGCGTCAGCGACCAGGCCCCGGACGAGTTCGAGACGGTGCTCTGGGTGATGTATTCGAGCAACTGGCCTCCGGGGCCATAGCAGAGGAGCCCCGGAGGGTATAGGGTTGCGGAAACTTGGACGCCAGCCAGCAGATTCTCGCCTGGGTCCTGCTCCACCGCCGTGACGACTGCTGTTGCCATCTAGTTCAACCTCCCCAGCTGTCTATGCTGCACAGGGGATCGCCACCGCGATATCCCCAGCCGGGATTGTGAAGTTTCCGCCCGCAGTCACGGCAGTCGAGGTGATCGTGCCAGAGGCAATGAACACCCCACCCGTGAGAGCGGACCAGAAAGTGACGTAGGTATAGGTCTCGGTGGTGCTCACGCCGGTCCAGGCCACCGCGTTGGCGCTCGTGGTGGACCCACCTGCCGGAGCGGAGAACGGGGACGACCCGGTGGTCACCCGGAGGGTCTCGCCCGCGATATTGGCGGTCCCGGCCGATCCAGGGGAGCCAACGTGAAGCTGGACGAACAATGGCCCGTAGGCCGTGAAGGCGGTGCCGTTCAGGATGGACGCCAGAAGGGCGTTGGCCACGGTGGCCGAGATGCCAGCTGCCACTAGTTACTCCTTTCGAGCGCCCTCGGCGCCCATTTTAACGCAGATGACCGATTCCATCAGCTCTGGGCTACCCCCTGGGTGCTGCCCATCGGCCCGACGGCGACACAATAGAAGCTGTAGTCAACCCCCGAAGCCGGGGTGTAGTCAACGTAAGTGGCGTTCTTGGGCAAGTTGGTGGCGATTCGATATGCCGTCGCTGGCCCCTCCGAAGTGACGAAGCGGTAGAGGTCGTTGTAGAGCGCGTTGGCCACCGTGAGGCTGAGCGCGCCGAGCGTGACCGCCGCAGTGCCGTAGACGATTCCCTTCACCGCGCCGGTTGCCACCACGCTTAGCGCGCCCAGCTCGACCGAAACAGTGCCGTAGACGACCTTAGTGCCAGTGGTCGCTACTACCGACAGGGCACCAATTGAGACGGTCGCGGAGCCGAGCGCGGTAGATACGCCGGTCGCCTGAACACTGAGTGCCCCCAAGGCGACGCTCGCCGTGCCCTCGATGAGCGGAGCGAAGGTGCCACGCGCGGTGACGCTGAGCGCACCGAGGGAGACCGTAGCTGTGCCGTAGACGTTCTGGGGCGTTGCCGCCAGTAACGCCGAGACGAGCCAGGAAGTGCCCCCAGAGACCGCGGTCCACGCCGGGGCCGATGGCGACGGCGCGCTCAGGTTATAGACGAACTGAGTAGCCTCAGAAGAGGAGGGGGCGGAGTTCGTGTATACGAAGCCAGCCGTCGAGCCTCCGCCTTCATGGTATAGCTGCGCGGCTCCGAGATAAAGTTCGCCGGATGCCGAGGGAGTTACCGAGGGATAGTAACCGGAGGCTGCGCCGGATATAGCACTTGCACCGCTGCCGTCCGCCGCCCAGGTAGCCGGAGTGCCCACCGAGAACTGCTGAGCAGCCAGCTCTTCGACGCTGCCTGACGTAGTGACGGCGATCGTCCCAGGCCCAGAAGTCGTGATACGCCCAAACCATATTGAGACGCCGTAGTAGGTCGGCATGTAGCTGATAAGCTCGACCCAGGTCGTGACGCCGCCACCGCTAACCGCCGTAACCGGGGCCGGTCCCGCGAGGTCCTGACTGCTGGCCCACAGGACCAGCACGTCGCCTACAGCGGTCGGATCGACGGCGAGGGAGGTGCCGGAGCCTGTGGCCGCACTGCCGACTGCGGTGATGCTAGGCATTGCTGATCACCACCGTGATCGAGGCTGTGGTGGGGTCAGGGGTCAAGGTCAGGGTTGGTGCATCGGGAACCGGGTAAGCGACCACGACCAGGACGTCGGCGTAGGCGCTCCAGAGGCCAGTCTCCATGATCCGAACCTGGATGTGCTCGGTGATGTTGTTGATGAGCGGCACCGAGGCCGACTGGACGGCGCTCGAATTCGGCACGTCTCCAGAGTCGTAAAGGAGGTCTGCAGGATTGGGCAGCCCCAGGAGGTCGCCAACGGTCCTGACCTCGTAGTCCGTATGGCCGCTATCTGTCCAAGTGACTACGCCGGGATTGGTCAGCACGGTGGCCCCTTGGGTGGGTGAGGTGATCACCGGGGTCGTCGAGGTCGTGGCCGCTAGGAAGTAGGCCAGGGCCGAGTAGGGACTTGTAAAGCCAGAGGTCCCGGTCACCTCTACCTGCCACTGAATCTCTCCAGCAGGGAAGTTGTTGGCTGCGATCACGATAGCGTCGGCGGTCGTGCCGATGAAAGTGTGCCACGTCGATCCGGCGTCGCTACTCCACTGGCCGCTGAAGCTGGCCTGCACGTCCCCTTCGATCGGAGACGAGAACGCTGACCACGAGAGGGTCTGGGCCTGGGTGAGGTCGATCGTGCCGCTGGAGGGACTGAGCCCGATGGGCGCGTAGGGCACAGTCGGAAGCGCCATCGTAGTGAAGGAGAGGCCCGCGCCGTTTCCGCTTCCTTCGACGCTGGTTCCAAGAGCCTGGAAGTAGTAAGCGGTGCTGGGCTGCAGGCCGGTGATGATCTGGCTGAACGGAACACCCGTGGTCCCGCTGCCCTGATCCAGATTCGGCGTGGTGGTGCCGTAGCCGGGCGTGAGTCCCCACTGGAAGAAGCCCTGGCTGTCCAGCCCCTCGGGGTTCAGCGTGCCTTGGAGGATCGCCGAGTTCGAGGTGATCCCAGTAGCGGCATCGGTCGTGACCGTGGGCGGCGGGATCGCCGCAGTGGTGAAGGAGCTGCCCGAGTCGTATGCGGTCCCGCCCGCATTGGTCCCGACGGCGACGTAGTAGTAGGTGGTGTTCGGAGTCAGCCCGGTTATCGCTTGGCTGAAGTTCTCAGAACTACTGCCGCTGCCCTCATTCTGGTTGGCCGTCGTATTGCCGTAGCCGGGCGTGAGTCCCCACCGGAAGTAGCCCTGCGTAGCTATGCCGTTGGGGTTCAGGGTGCCCCAGAGCGTGGCCGAGGTCTGGGTGATCGCCAGGGCCTCTGAGGTGTTGACAGTCGGGGGCGGGTACGTCGGGGTGGTGAAGGAACTGCCCTCGCCGTACACGGTCCCGCCGGCGCTGACTGCAACGGAACGGTAGTAGTAGGTGGTGTTGGCTGCCAGCCCGCTTATGGCCTGACTGAAGTAAACGAGCTGGGTACCGCTGCCCTCGCTCTGAGTGACCGTCGTGTAGCCGTAACCAGCGGTGAGACCCCATTGGAAGTAGCCGTTGGTGGCCAGGCCATTGGGGTTCAGGCTGGCTCCGAGCGTAGCCGTGCTCTCGGTGATTGCCGTAGCGGGCTCGTCGGATACGGACGGGGTCGCCAGAGGCAGCGTTGTGAGCGACACGATGCCGCCGACGGCGGACGGGCCGCCGTTTGTGCCAGGGAACACCTGCAATTCAAATTGATAAGTGGTATTGGGGACGAGGCCGGTGATGATTGCGGAAACGCCACCACCACTACTTGAGTAACCTACTTCGGGAGTCGAATACTGGTTAAGGACGGTGGTCCCGTAGAGGAATACGTAGTTGCCGGCGGCACCACCGCCAGGCGTGATCGTGCCTATGAGGGTAGCGGAGGTGGTGGTGACGCCGTCGGCCTCGCTGGTCTCGCAACTGGTTGGGGTGCCGCTGGGGGTTGTGAAAGAGACTACCTGACTTCCAGCAGCCACCCCATCCGAGTTGCCGCAGTAGGCGCAGTAGTAGTAGGTGGTGCCGGGTTGCAGGCCGGTGAGCACCGCGCCGTACTGGACCGTTGAAGTCCCACCCGCCACGGCGAAGTTGGGAGTGACGGTCGTGCCCGCCGTCCCACCAATCTGGCTCGGCGTGAAATCACTTTCCGACCACTCGAAGATCGCGTTGGTCTGCAGCCCGTTGGGATTGACCTCGCCGAAGATGTTGGCAGAGGTGGCGTTAACGGTCCCGGCAGCCAGGGTGGCTACTATCGGTTTGCCGGCCATCAGCCCTCCTCCTTGCCCAGAGTCAGGATGGTGCCCATGTAAAAGGCGACGACCGCGACCACGTCACCCAGGACCGGGCTGTAGGACCCCGTGTACTTGGAGCTGGAGTCCGTCGTCGCTCCCTCCAGGCGCACTCGCAGCGGCGAGACGTGGGTCACGACCCCCCGGGTGTGCTGGGTCGGATTTGCGTCGTTTGCCATCAGCCGAACGCGGCCTTGTAGGCGGCTTCGGCGTTGGGGAAGCCGCTGATGCTCGGGTCGGAGAAGTACATCTGCAACACGCAGTTGTTGGCAGGGTTCTTGATGATCCCGGCCACGGTGTTGATGTAGGCGGGGTCGTCGCCTGTCTGGCCCCCACCTGTCGCGCAGCCCCACTCCCCGATTGCAAACGGCTTGCCCTGCGCCTGGGCGTAGGCGACTGCTCCCGCAAGGTTGGAGGCATACCCCCCGTAGCTGTACTGGTCCGTGCCGATGATGTCGACGTAGGCGGAGCCAGGATAGGAAGCGGTCGGGATGCTGCCCGCGCTGGTGCCGTTCATATTCCACAGGAACTGGAACTCTGCGCCGGAGACAGCCATCATCGCCTCGCGAATCGTGATCCATTGGGTGACGTACTGGGCTCCGGTCCAGCCCAGCGAGCCTCCAGAGGTGCCCCAAGCGTACCAGTTTCCGTTCATTTCCCACATCAATCGAATGATCGCGTTCGCGTTTCCGGTCGAGACGAGGTTCTCGGCTACGGTGGTGGCGACTGCGGACGACATCGCCCCCAGGCCGACCACCAGCCGCTTGGTCCCAAGGCCCGAGGGAGCGGAGTAGTTGTAGGGCGAGGAGTTGTTGCCGTACTGGGTGATGACGGTGGCCGTAACGCCAAGGGCAGTCGCAGCCGCCTCCTCGTCGGATGCCTGCATGTCGGACACGAAGATGCCCAGCAGGGTAGTGGCTGAGGCTGCGGAGACCACGATGGAGAAGCTCGCCGTCGCGGTCTTGGCAGTCGGGGTGCTGGAGTCGGTCACGCGAACGGTGAAGGTGGACGTGCCGGTGGTGCTCGGCGTGCCGGAGATCACACCTGCGGACGAAAGCGAGAGTCCCGTCGGAAGCGAGCCCGACGCGACCGCCCAGGCGTAGGGGGTCGTCCCTCCCGTTGCGGCGAAGGTTGCCGAGTACGCATCGCTGACCGTCACGCCGGGCAGGGAACCCGTCGTGATCGACAGAGAGACAGGAGCGGCAGCGACCACGATCGAGAAGCCCACTGATGCGGTCTCGGCAGACGGAGAGGTGGAGTCGGTCACCAGGATGGTGAAGCTCGAAGTCCCCGAGGCCGTGGGGGTACCGGAGAGCGCCCCCGAGGGTGAGAGCGTGAGCCCGGCTGGAAGGGACCCGGAACTTACCGTCCAGACGTAGGGGGTCAAGCCCCCAGTGGCAGCGATGGTCGTCGAGTACCCATCGCTGACCGTGCCGCCCGGGAGCGAGCCCGTGGTGATCGACAGGGATGCGAGGACCGGGCCGACGACCGGGCCAGGCACCGGGGCGACGGCCGGGGCACCGATCGGGCCGACGACCTCCCACGTCTGCGACCCGTCCGACCCGTCGGAGGAGATCGACCAGCCCTGCGACTGGACGAGCACGTCGTTCTGCCCGTCGGGCATCGCCGCGTCCTTGTAGGTGAACATATCAAAGTTCCCAGCAGCGGGGAAGGGGGAGACCTTGACGGCTAGGCTCGACGTCGCCTGAAGTGCCTGGGCGATGGCCTGGGTCGCCACCCCGGCCAGGGTCGGCTGGTCAGGAGACGCGACCGTGACCACGTTGCGGACCTCCCGTTTCACCGCCGAGACCGACGATGGGCCAGAGCTCTCGTTGATGTAAGTGTATTGGCCTGCGCCCTCAACCGCGCCCGTGACGTTCGAGTTGAGGTAGCGCCACCAGTTGAAGGCCTGCCAGAGCTCGTTGGTCCACTGCCGGGGATCGCTCACCATCACCCCCTTGAGTTGGGTCAGGTCGAAGGTGAACTCAGAGGCCAGGTCCGACGGCGGGATGTAGGGCGAGGAGCGGTAGTTTCCCTCCCAGTCGGCCCAGAGCGGGATGTAGGCGATCGCCGCCAGGAGCTGGTTGGCGACGTCGAGGTATGCGGTGGTGCTGCCGCCTCCTGAGCCACCGTAGGCCGACCCCGTGTCGCCCGTGAGTGCCCAGACGAGATCGTTGGGGACCTGCAGCCCCGCTTTCGTCTGGTCGATCAGGATCTGCGCGCCAGTAACTCCCGCCGCCTGAATCACCGCCGAAACCGCACGAAGGTAGCTGGTTCCGGCGGTGACGGTGTAGGTGTCACCGATCTGGTTCTGCAAGAGGTAGATCAGGCTGGAGCCGTCGATGGTGTACGTCCCCGGCTTTTGGCTCAACTCCAGTTCCGGGGTGGTCAGCAGGTAGACCCCGAGATCCCAGCGCACATTCTTCAGTCCGGCGCCGCTGAGCAGCTGGTAAGGACGAACCCGCTGCCAACCACCCTGCAGCTCCTGCGCCACTACGAAGGTCCCCGTTCCCTGGACGGTCGAGGTGCAGTCGTACTCAACGTCCCAACTGACCAAGTTCGGGGAGATGTCCGCCAGCCAGTTGTTGTCGGCGTCCATGAGATCCATTCCGGGCTGCGTGGTCAGGTTCGTCGCCTGCAGGAGAGCGGTTACCTGGGCGGGCGAGTACAGGCTAGGCGAGACCCCGGCCTTCCAGCCGGCACCTGGGGGAGTTGAGAAGGGCTGCACTTCAGACCTGATCCGTATAACTGAGGACGCTGAACGTGAAGGAGGCATCGTGGTACTGATTGCCTCCCATGTAATCTCCCACCGCGACGGCGGGGAATGAACCCCAGAGTTGGCGCCCCGCGAGGCGATCGCGGAGCAGGCAGGTCTGACCTATCCAACTCTTCAGCAGGGTGACCTGGGCCGCGCTCAGAGCTCGAAGGGTGCATGAGTAGACCTCGGCCGTGCCCACGGTCGAGACCCAGCGGACGTTGCCGTTGGCATAGAGCCGGGCCGCGCCGGTGCTGGTCGTGACGTCGCTACGCACCAGAGCGGTGGAGCTACCCGAGCTGGAACTGGTGCCCATCGACCCCATCGACCCGGCCGAGATGGCGTTGCTGGGATCGGCGACGTTGTAAATCCACACCAGCGCGAGATCGACTGATGCCATTAGGCCTTCCTCATCGCGATCATCTGCTTACGCGGCTGGTCCTTCAGGGTCTTGTGCATGGCCTGCAACTCGGCTAGGATCCCCTCACCTCGGTCGCTGCCCAAGCCGAGGCGCCCCAGCAGGTTCAGGTTCCCCGCCCCGCCCGCAGCGGTGCGGAACTTGCCCGCCGGGATGATGGCGCCGCCCTGGTTGAAGACCCGCAACTCCGGGCCCTTCTCGCCCACGATGTAGGGCACGCCGCCGACCACCGAGTCGCTCCCTCCGGCGGCGTGCATGTGGATAAGGGTTTGCTCGGCCTGTCCCGTTCCCGTGATGAGTTGCTGTGCGGCTACCGTGGCCGCGCTGACGAAGCCGTTAACGCTGCCCGCCATGTTCTGCGCCGCCTGCGCTGCCGCCAAGGCCTGCTTCGCCAGATTTTGGAGTTGGGGCCAGGTGAGCTGGGTGTGGGTCATCAATAATTTGATCTGAGCAGCGGTAAGCCCGGTCTGGGCTTCTAGGATGGCCAGCTCAACGCCCGTCGGCGCGACGCTGCCCCGCAGTATGTCGATCTCGCCCTTGGTCAGCCCGGTGCTGGCCGACAGCGCCGTCATCTGCGCTGCGGTGAGATGGGCGGTATCGTGGATCTCTTGCAATTGGGCCGTGGTCAGGCCTCCCTGCACCGTCAGTGCCTTCAATTGCCCTGCGGTGAGGTCGGTCGTAGTCGAGAAGCCCGTGATCGCTGGGGTCAGATCCGTTATGGCGTTGGTCGCGGTCTGCCCCGTGATGCCCATATCCTTCAGCATTTGGGAGACTGTGTCAGCGACCTTGTTCTGCTCAAGAAGAGCCTGGACTGCACCGTTGAGTTTCGCTTGGAGGTTCGTGGCCGCAGTGGCGACCGTGCCGGCAACGCCGCCGAACTTCTGCCAAGCAGCGTCAGCAGCGTTGCCGGCCGCCGTGGTGGCAGCCGATGCGTTTTTGGCTACGCCGCCGAATACCTGCCAAGAGGAGTCGGCAGCATCGCCGGCCTTGGTGACCTTTGCTGATGCGTTGTCCTGCGCGGCCCCGAACTTCTGCCAGGAGGCATCAGCGGCGTCGCCAGCCTTGGTGACCTTTGCTGAAGCGTTGTCTTGGGCGGCACCGAACTGCTGCCAAGAGTCGTCGTAGTGCTTGCCAGCCGTGTCGATCTGGGCGGTAGTTTCCTTCGTCTGGTTCTTCATGCCGTTGAGTGCGGCCACGACCAGAGCAGCCGCCCCGGCAGCGACCAGCAGTTCCGGAGCGAACTCCAGCAGGGTTGAGCCGAACGTGGTGATCCCGGCCATGAGGCCAGCGGGAGCCACGTCCTCTCCTATGGGGACGGCGCCTCCGGGGACGGACGCGCCTCTCAGCCCAGAGGACACGGCGAACCGCTCCACCGCGGCACTGAAGGCGCTCACGGCACTGGAGAAGACGGCGTTGGAGCCGCCCGACCCAATCGAACTGATGTTGACCCCGGGAATCAGATTAATTCCCTTGATGACGAGGTTGGCGAGCCCAACGCTCATCAGTTTGAGCGCTGTGTAGGCGTCGCCCAGGCGCTTGGACAGCAACAGGACGGCGGCTCCCCACCCGATGATCGCGGACAGGACCGGGTTGCTGAGCACCCACGAACCGATCTTGAGCAGGATGTTGGCGAGGGTGACGAATGGCGGCACTATCACGATGTAGATTTGGCCCGCCATCGCGATCAGCTGTCCCAGGAACTGGAGAAGCGAGATCACCTCCTGCTTGTGGACGGTAAAGAGGTTGTCGACGTTCCCTTTGCCGGTCCCGAGGATCCACTGGTCGAGGCTCTTGAGCATCCCCGTGAGCGTCGACGCGATGGCGGTCCCCAACCCCTCGGTCTGAGAGAAGAAGTCATAGATCGTGACCCCTATCTGCTTCAGCAGAGCCCACCAGACGTCGAACATCCCGATCAGGCCGCTGAGACTGTGCTCGAACCTAACGAGGCCCGTAGGGGTGTTGAGGTAGGTCAGCAGATTGTTGAGCCAGATCATGAAGCCGCCGCTGGTCTGGTTTGCGAGGTAGTCGAGGGTCTTCATCAGGAGTTCAATCCCCTGGTCGAAGGCGCTCATTGCGGTCGGCAGGCGCGACGTGAAGATGTTTTCCAGGTTCGTGAAGATGGCCAGACCGCTCGTGCCGAGAAACGAGAACAAGGGCTGCAGGGAGGTTTGGATGATCTGCATGTTCTTGGTCGCGTAGGAACCCAGGATCGGGAGAAACTTCTCCCCGACCTGCATCAACTGGTTGAGGATGTTGGCGCCAATGGCCTCGGCGGTGCCTGTCGCCTGGTCGTAGAGCCAGTGGAACTGGTTGGCTGTGAGAGCGGCGGCCAGGACAGCCGACTGCGCGGCGGGCGCGAATCCAGCCAGAGCGGTGTTCAGGGCGGCCTGTGCGGCGGCCGTCTGGGGTATGACCTTGTTCAGCCCTTGCGCCGCAGTCTGGTACGTCGAAAGCGCCGCGGAGACGGTCTTGATGTCCCCGGCCGCCTGCCCAATGCCCCCCAGGTCGGTGACAAAGCCGACCGCGAAGATGCTCATGGCACCCGCCATCAGGGCGAACCCTCCCAGGAACGCGCCCGCGATCGACCCAGCCACCCCGATGGCGGTCACCAGCAGGTGCTCGAAGCCGAATCCCATGAGGCCCAGGAGCGAGCCGAACCCGGCTCCGATCCCGAGCATCCCGGTGCGCCAGCCGAGCATGGCCAGGATGCCACCACTGGCGACGGAAGCGCCTGCGGTCCTTCCCACCGCTCCGATCGCCGTCAGTTCGGCGATTGTCATCACGGCATCGGAGGTGTTGACGGTGGGGTTGTATTCCACGGTCCGGGCGCCGACCGCTCCAATGGCATCCAACTCGGAGAGGACCCTGGCAACGTCGGTCTGGTTGAGCGTGGGGTCGATATTGACGCCGCCCTGCTGTGCGAACAGGGCCTCCAGTTCAGCCTTGACGGTGGCCGCGCCCGCAGCGTTGATCTGCGGGTTGATGTCGATGCCCTGGCCGCCCGCCGTGAAGGCTTCGAGCTCGGCCGTCAGGCGGCCCAGCCAGCCGTCCTGCAGTTGAGGATCGAATGTGGGGCCCGTGAAGGTCTGATCGGCAAACGCCTGAGCGTCCGCCTGCATCCCCGACAGGACCGCGTCGAACTCGGTCCGGTCGATGGTCGCGGTGGCTTCGATCTCCCCCGCACTGTATACAAAGCCCGGCATCAGCCCGTCTCCACGTTGAAGCCCATCCCGCGAAGGGCGCCACTCGTGATGGCCGGAGCGTCCGGGTCCGCACGCGGAGCTTCGTCTGGCATCTCAAAGCCCATCGCAGCTGCCCCGATCGCGCGGAACAGCTCCCGCCGCTCCTCTCGTTCTCTGTCCATCTGGTCCGCCAGCTCCTCCAAAAGAGCTTGCTGGTGGTACCAGGGACAAGAGTCCCACTCGTCTGGACGAAGCCCGAGCTTTGCCAGCACCAGGAAGTAAATGGCCCTTTGCTCAGGGCCTCCGGTCAGTTCTTCGTATCGCCGCTCGCGGATTTTGGGTTCAGCAGTTCCTGGGTGACGTATCGGGAGAAAGCCATCTTCACCCGAAGGGGAAGCCCGTCCATCTCCTCTCGGGAGGGATTGCCGTCAGTCACAGCGGTGGTAGCGTCTGCCATCTCGTCGGCATACCGCTCCAGTTTGGACGGGTCGATCGCCAGTAGCTGAGCGGCGGCCTTCTTTCCGTCGATCGTGACCGAAACCTCGGTCTCTTCCGGCTCAGTCCCCTGGGCCTTCCGGGTGATCTCCTGAATCGCCGCGATGAGGGCGGTGATCTGCGCCCCAGAGGGCTCGGGGATCTCGACGTACCCACGTTCCGGGCCTTTGTACGCCGGACGCCCCGGGTCCTCTTCGAAGTTGTAGGAGAGCGCTTCCACGCCGAAGTCGGCCGACCGGAACCCGGCCCTGCTGGGGGCCGTGCGTCCGTTCGCCGCGATCGTCGATGCGTCGGTCAGGTGTCTCCTAGTCGCCCGGTTGTCAGGCATGATTTTCCCTCAGTCGCTTGGTCAGAGAGCCAGAGCGGTCTGCTCGTAGATCAGGATCGAAGACTGCGGGCAGAGCGCGGTCGCGGTCATCATATAGGTGCGCTGGCCCTTGGCGCGACGGTAGGGAGTGGACACTTTGGCGGCCATCACCGCGATCGGGAACACGATCAGCCGGGCGCAGCCCGGAGTCCCGTTCAGCGCCTCGAAGCCGACCATCACCTCGTTGATGTTGTCGTTGAGAACCAACTGGGAGTACCCGGCCAGGGTGCTGGTGGGCGCTGTCGGGACGATCGCCCCGGCGCCGTAGGTCAGCAGCATATTCTGGATCGTGTCCTCGGAGAGGGTCGACGTGATGGTGAAGTCGAGGGTGTCGAGCAGTCGCATGACCGGCGTGCTCTGCTCCTCGACGTTGATGTCCTGGGTCTTGGGGTCACGGTCCAATACCAGCCCCTCCGTGGTCGACCCGGGGTTCAGCCATCCGGTCGGCCATGCCGCTCCGAGTGCCTTGGTCGGAGCCGGGGCGAGCGTGCCCAGCGGCGCCCAGTAGAAGTTGGCGAACCCAACCATGATGTTGCCGGCGGTGATGTCTGCGAGCGGGTTTAGCTGCGGCATTAGTGCTACTCCTAGCGAGCGTGGGCGAAGATGTAAGTGCAGGTGAAGAGACTACGTTTCGACTCGTCCTCTCCGGTGTAGCGCGGCGGCGCCCCGAGCCGGTCGACGTCGTTTACAAAGCTACCACCGATCGTGACTGGCGGCACCACCGCCAGGATGGCATCGTCGATAGAGGCCGCTAGCGCCTCGGCGTCCCAGAACGCGCGCTGCTTGCCTCGGCAGAGGATGGTGACGGTGATCCTGTCCATGACGCGCTCATTGGTGGTACCGGGTCCTCCGGGGAGGGTCAGGAAGGCCATCCGGTCGGGACTGGGCTTGTCCAACGGCTGCCACTTGCTCTCGAAGTAAACGCCACTCCCGTTCGGCGGTGGGAGTCCGACTAGCGAGGTGAGCCAGGCGCCCATCTGGAGCGCGGTAATCACAGCTTCACCTCGTCCCGCTCGGGGTGGTCCAATCGGGACGATCCGAGGCCGCATCCTGCGCGTCCAGCTCCGCTCGGGAGAGGCGTGGGGAGATCGGCGGCCGGTCGTATACCGTGGCGCCGTTGTCCTCGACCACGGGATGGCCCGAGAGGCGCAGGTTGCCCCACTCGACGGGCGCGTTGAGCGAGTAGGCCGCGCACAACTCCTCGGCGCCGCTGACGAAGGCCTCGAACAGCCCGTCGGGCAGCAGGAGGCGGTCGGCGCAATCCTCCCAGAGATGGTCGGCCAGCGCCTTCAGGGAGAGCTCGAGAGCGTGAAGCTCGCCGCCGTGGCGAGGCTCGAGAGACCTGGGGCCGTACTTGCCCAGGAAGTTCTCCCAGCCGCCCGCCTCGATGTTGTATGCGTAGACCTGATCGGCGGACACGGTGAAGCTCATCAGCCCGGTGCCGACGCGCTCCTTCAGTGCCTCAGTGCGTGCGAAGAATGTCGAGGCCATCAGCCCCAGCCCCCACGTGGATACGGCCTGAACCCGATCCCGTAATCTGCGGGCGAAAACAGGGGACCGGGGTTGACGTGCGCCACGGTGTCCATCACCGACGCGGGTTCCTGGCCGGCGATGAATACCGCCCGCTTACCCGTCCCCAAGTCGTCGAGGATGCCGACGGCACGCATCCAGCGCTGATACACGGGGTCGGTGACCGGGATCGCCATGCCCTCGCGCAACTGCACCGTCGCCAGATAGGCCGCAATATCGGTCGCGATGTCGGCGATGATGTTCGGGCAGGGATCGGGGAAGACCTGATCGCCAGTGTTGTCGTAGTACCGCCCCCCGAGCTTGGTGTCTATGTCGTCCTCCGCCTGGCCGCACGAGACCTGCAGGACGACGTCGGGGAACGACGCCGCAGTCGAGGGATCGGCGCTGGTGCCGTCCGGGGACAGCACCGCACGCACCTGATCAGGGCTTGTGTAGGGCATTTACCGCCTCCGGCGCGAGCGGTAAGTTGCTCCTACCTGTGTCGGCGCCTTGAGCTGCATCGACTCCTGCATGGCTGAGGGCCCGGGGTCGGAACTGGCGACCACTGGGTAGTTCGGAACTCCCGCCAGGTCAGTCACCATGCCACTACCCAGCTCCGGCTCAGGCTCGCTGGCCAGCTCGAAGATTCCGGGCTGGACAAGACGCCGCGCCTGCTCATCGTCGAGTTCGACGATTGCGCCGTAGCGGTGCTTGCCCCAGCAGGCGGCCAGCAGTCGATACCGGCCGCCTGCGTGCTCAAGACCCGGTCCAGAGGTGGTTGAAGCCGTTATCTTACCCCTGTGATTTGGACCAGGCTCGCAGGCTGGTCAACAAAGGAAGTAGCCACGCGGGACACGTCCGACCGCCAGGTCTCCTCGGGCCGGTGCTCGTACCACGGGGTCGCCCGCAGCGGGCGCTCGTTGGAGATCCCGCCGAAGATCCCGCGCTGGCCCACATAGGCAGATCCAACCGGGATATTCCCGTTGATGGTGACGTAGGTGTCCAGCCCCATGATCGCCATTGGCAGCTTGCCGATGAACTGGGGGTTCAAGTTGGCGATGTTGCCGAGGTAGATCTGCCAAGCGGCGGGGTTGCCCAGCATGTTGAAGTAGGTGGTCTGGTCGATGAGGAGGAAGTCGGGCATGAAGCCACGCTCCTCGTTGGCGATCACCGCTTCCGAACTGGCGATGTCGGTGCGGGCGGTGAAGTCCGAAGCGTTGCCCCAAGTCGAGCCAGCGGCGACTTGGTGGGATGCCTGCCACCCGCCCGCCGCGAAGGTGGCACTGGTGATGATGCTGGCCTGCAGGTTCGCCATGAAGATCTGGTCCCAGCCGCGGACGAGGGTGTTTCGCACCTGCCGGAGCTGGATGTTGAGCGCGTCGACGTTGTTCCTGGTCCGCATCTGCTCCGAGACCAGCACGGCCAGCGCGAGGCGCTGAGAGATCGCGGTCGAGGGGACTCCCAGCCCGGTCATGGCGGTGGGGATCTCGATGAATTCCGCCACTACCGGGGCATTGTTGTCCGCGAACACCGGAGTCGAGGCGTAGTAGATGACCGTGCCAGAGGGGCAGTCCTGCACGGTGCGGAACAGCTTGTCTGCCACGAACAGGTAGTTGTCGATGCTCAGGAGGTAGGCCTCAATGAACGTCGGATCCTTGAGGATGGCTGAGATGGTGAGCTTGGCGCCTCCAGACGAGGCTACAAGTGGGGTATTGGGGACCCCGAGGAGATCAGTCGGCATTTCTCAATTTTCCTTCTGCTCAGTTGGGACTGATGTAAGCGTTGCCGACCGCGCCCGTGAGGGTCGTCTGGGTGCAGTACCCGACGACCTCGTCGGAGGAGAACGTGGAAGGTACATACGGCTGCACCGCTCCGTTGGCCGCCGCGCACAGCTTGGTGCCGATGGTCGCGCCGACCGCGTAGGTGACCGGGTACTCGTGGTGGACTCCCACCGGGCACATTACCTGCGCGGGGAACGCCTCCATCGGGGTTACCGCGCTGACGTCGGCCTGGGTGTCGCAGTCGATGAGGCAAATGCCGATGACGTTCTTGGCGAGGGCTCCCGCGATCGCGGCGCTGTCAACGCCGCCGACTACGGTGCCCACCACCAGTTGCCCGCCGGCGATTGGGCCAGTAGGCGGGAGGGTCTTCTCGGCGTCCCGTGTGACGTAGGTGATGGCCGTCATGTCAGGCGGTGCCTCCTGGCGCGTCTGCGCCGTCAAAGTCGTGCTTGAACTTGGCGACGTTCTCCAGGCTCACTTTCATCGGGTCACCCGGCGAACCGTCGTCGCTGGTCATCCTGGCCCCCAACTCACGCGAGAGGTCCAGCCGCGGGGTCTCTTCGAGCAGCTTGCGGATGACGACGCCGTAACGGTCCCGCACCGAAGTCACGGACTCGGCTGCGAGGTCGATCGTCCTGGTCGCGTCGGGGTCAAACACCCCAGCAGCCAGGTCGACCATTGACTTGGGCACTCCTGCGGTCAGGAGCTTCATGCGGTAGCCCTGCCAGACCTCGGCGGCATGGTCATGCTCCAGCCGGGCGTTGGACGCCTCCAGGTCGCTGATGCGCTGGTGCGCCAGGTTGATGGCTTCGGCGCCATCTGCGGAGAACTCCGCGCCAACGGGCTCACCCGCAGGGGCGAACAGCCCGAGGTTGGCCAGTTGCTCCTCCACCTCGCGCTCTTCTGCCTCGGTCAGAGGCTTGTCGTCGACCGCGGTGGGCGCGGGCGGCTGAGCTGCGGCTTCACGCCGAGCCCGAATGACCTCGCGCTCCTCTTCTGTGTAGTCGTCCATTTGGGCTCCTTGATATTCGGCCGCAGTTAGGTCGATGATCTCGATGTCGCTCTGGGCGAGTTGGGCCGGCACCCAGGGGCTCATGCCCTTGACCACCGGGTCGATGGTGCCCAGAACGTGCTTGAGAAGTAGGTGGGACTTGCGGCCGGTGACCGCGTTGACCGCGTCCGGCTCCAGCGAGGCCGAGACGGCCAGGTTCGGGAACGCCTCGATCAGCTTGGCGCCCTCTGGCCCCATCTCGATCAGCCCATAGAGGCCGTCCTTCTCCGCTTCGAGGCCGATCACCTCGCCGCGGGTGCGCTCTGGGTCTTGGGTGTGCTGGTTGGCCGCGTCCGCGAGTTGGAACGGGACCGCGTCCATGCTCCCGGCGTTGAACTCGTCAACCAGCTCCTGCAGGATCTCGGGGGTGAAGTGCAGGACGGTGTCCTTGTAGCGCACATCCCCGACATGCAGCAGTTGCTTGCGGAAAAGCTGGCGACCGAGGCGCTTGCCCTCAGTCCGCTCGATGGGTAGCTGGTAGGCGGTGGCCATCAGACCCGCTTCGCGAAGTAGATGATGCCGAAGATCACCAGCACGATCATCAGAACACCGAGTAGGCCATATGGCATCAGGCGGTCCTCCAATCGGAGGGGATCATGTCTGAGGCGCCTAGGGCCGCTGCCCGGCGCTTGATGTAGGCCCTAATCAGAGCGTGGCCACCACTCCCGCGACCCACCGCCTTGATTGCTCGGGCCAGGTCGGAGCGGTCGGTGATCTGGTAGCGGGGCCGGTCAGAGCCGGATGCGGGTGCGAGAGCCTGTCCCTTGGCCTCAAGGCTCTTCATCTTGGCCTGGTCTGGATGGCGCTGGCCGAAGTTGAAGGCTCGGGAGATCCGGGAGAACAACTGGCCCTTCCCTGCACCTGTCGGAGGGGTGTATTCCTTCGGGTCCATCCCGAGCTGCTTGCCACGAAGTCGGGCCATCGCCAGGGCGGCCTTCTTCTGAGGCTTGTCGTCAGACCACTTCGAGGCACGCTTCATCGCAGCTCGAACGTGGGCCTTGGTGGGCATAACGCGGGCGGCGAACTTAGCGGCGCCACCCTTGGCTGCCAGATCTATCGTCTGGGGCACTCGGACTCCCGGGAATCCCTCGGGCCAAAGGTTATCACGACTTCGCGCAAGGTGAGCGTGGTCCTTGGCCTTGAGAGACTCCCACTGGGAGACGGCCTTGGCTGCTCGGGCTCGGGTCGGCCCGGTAACTTTGCCCTCCCCCGCCGCCCACCTCTTGACAATCCCGACGGCGAGCCGAACCGAGTCCTGCTCGGAGTGGCCGGATCTCAGGAGCGCGTGGGCGATCGCGCGGATATAGGGATGGAGACCGCTTATCGGGTCGGTCTTGGTGACCCAGTTCTTGCCAGTTCCGATCGGGGAGGTCACGCAAGGGCCCGGGCCGGTGCAGGTGCCCGCTAGGTCCAGCCGGTGGACGTGGCGCCTGGCTAGGCCTTTGGAAGTCGGGTCCGGCGCTCGCTCGATGAGCTCGTGGGCGATCTCCAGCCAGTTGACCCGTGACGGGTCCCAGCCAGCCTTCAGCAGGGCCCGCAACTCGCTCCGGGGGACCAACTCCTCGTGGAGGGTGTCGGCGACGGCGTGGGGGTTGTCTGTCCGAGATCGGGCCACCGTCATCGCCTTGGCCCAGAGCCCATCCGTGCCCAGCAGGTAGCGGACCATCAGCTCGGTCTCGTGGGACGACCATCCCTGGCCCTGCATCCCCGGGCCGGTCTCCGAAGCCTTGTCCGGCAGGACGGTCCACTTGCGCTCGGCTGTCACAATGACCCCGTTGAAGACCCTCATCGCTCATTGTGGACCGGTTCACCCACTCCTCCAACTGGCCGTTCCCAATGCCGAGTTCGTGGAGTTGACCAGGGGCTATGAGACGAGAGCCGGTTACCCCGATCTGCTGGGCGAGTGGTGGGGGCGCGGAGAAGCCTTCGCGGTGGTCGAGCACGACGTCCTTCCTTGGCCCGGCGCACTAGAAGAGCTAGAGGCTTGCCCCGAGCCGTGGTGCGGCTTCTCCTACTACCGGAGTGCCACCGAGCGCTCAGTCAGCGGCGTCGTGACCCTCGGCTGCGTCCGTTTCGGTGAGGCCGTCCTGAAGCTGCCCAACCCGCTGGCCGAGGATGGTTGGCCATATAACACCTTCGACCGGGGCTGGGACTACTGCGACCAGCGGATCGACCGGGTGCTCAAGGCGGCCGGGTTCGTCTGGCACCGGCACTCCCCGATGGTCCTCCACGCTCACGGGCTGGAGGTCTGGTAGGCCAGCGCTCGCCTGATCCCCTCATAGAGCGGCACCTTGGGCTGGTAGAAGGAGCGCATCTTGCCCGTCTCGGCCACCCGGTAGGCCACTCCCGTGGGCTTGTCGGTGCTGAAGGAGAGTGTCGGGTAGCAGTAGGAGCTCGCCCCGTCCTCGTGCAGCATCAGGTGAGCCAACTCGACGAAGGTGAACGGGTTGCCACTGCCCAAGTTGACCGGGCCTGGCACGTCGGCCTCGATCGCGGCCATGACGGCACCCACGATGTCGTCAACGTGGATCCAGTCCCGCACCTGGGTCCCGTCGCCCCAGATCTCGAAGGGGTTGTCCCTCCGCTTGACCCGCTCGATCAGCGAGGGGAACGGGTAGTCCAGAGATTGGTCCTCGCCGTACCCCGAGAAGGGCCGGAACACATGGACCCGTAACCCGGCCGCCTGCGCGTGGAGAGCCATCTCCTCCCCGGCGAACTTGGCGAAGCCGTAGGTGGCGTCGGGATCGCCGCCCCCCTCGCGGCCCATATCGCTCTCGGCGAGCTTCCGCTTCCAGATCGCCGCCTGGAGGTCCGTGCCGTACACCGCCGAGCTGCTGAAGTAGACGAAGTGCCTGGGCCTGGCCCGCAGAGCCCAGCGGAACGCAGAGGAGTCCAGGCTCAAGTTCTCGGTCAGCACGGCAGCGGCGTTGTTCTCGATCCCCATGCGGCCTCCGATCACCGCGGCACAGTGGACGACCAGGTCAAACTTGGGGTCGCCCTGGACGTGGCTGTCGAAGAAGTAACGGCAGTCCTGACCATCGGCCTCGGCAGTGTCGAGCGTCACCAGGCCATACCCGCGCGAGAGCAACTCCGCTACAAAATGCCTTCCCACGAACCCGGCCGACCCGGTTACGAGCGCCCTCACCGCCGGATCGCCCGGTCGTGGCCACGGGTCTCGATCGGCCCGATCACGTCGGGGTAGTGACGCGCGAAGCAGTCCTTCCGCACCAGTGTCGGATAGCCGAGCGCCAGGGCGTCAGCGTACAGGCAGGGATCGTCTGTGCTCGCAGTGTCGAGATCGTAGCGCCACTTGACCCGCTTCAGGAGTTGTCTTTGAATCATCACGAACGCGGCCGTCGCCATGTGCTCCTCGACTGGGAACGGGAACGGCTCGTGGGTCGCCGGATGGTCGCGGACCTCCGAGCCGCGCAGGCCGTAGGTGCTCATCTGGCCCGGCACCGCGCCGCCCACCTCCCCGCCCACGATGGGCCAGTCGACTTCCAGCAGCTTCGGGATCGCATCACCCGGTGGCTGGCAGTCGGCCGCCATGAAGAGCATGTGGGACGCTCCGGCGTCGAGCGCGAACTGGCTGCAGAGGTTCTGCCCCATCGTGATCCGGCGCAGGCGGTTCTCCGTTTTGTACTCCGTAGCCCCGTCGTCGAAGCTGAAGCTCCACTGATCGCCACCGAGAGCGAGCAGCCGGTTCAGCAAGGGGACGAACGGCTCAACCCCCCTCCCGTCCAGCTCGAGCGCGGCGAAGAACTGCACGTCCGAGCAGGTTTGCATCTCCTCGGCTGAGTAGAGCCACGCCAGGTAGAAGTCAGGGTTGTCGCAGACGTACGGAGCCAAAGTCGTGCAGCAGCAGATCACGCGGAGCGCCTCGCGAACTCACCGCAACAGGCGTGGCTGGGCTGAGGCAAGCCCTCATAGGTCCGATAGTGGCCGACCATCCCCTCGTGCTCGTGGAGCTTCACCCCGATCCGGGGCAGGATCGCGCTCAGGAGCGCGTCCATATTGCACCAGTGCCTCGGAGGGTGGTTCGGATCCGGAGGCACCGCCTCCGCAACGGTCTCCGGGTGCCTCCCCTTGCAGTAGCGCCTGTCGCCTCCCTGGCAGTGCCAGCAGGTACGGATCCGCACGTCGATGATGGCGCTGATCGCCACCTGCTCGATCGCGTCGGGGAACTCCTCCAGGAGACGGCCGCTGAACTTGACACATCCCAGCCCGTACCTCCGGTCGGTCAGGTACGGGATCGGCGCCGCGCACCAGTCCTCGGGGCAGTCGGCCAGCTCGGTCAGGGTGCCTGGGTTCACGATCACGTCGTGTTCAATTCCGATGAAGCCCTCTCCTTCATGCCAGAGGCGCTGATAGAGCCTGAAATACGCCTCGTCGTCGCCGCTGACGTCGATAGCCTCCCACTTCCAGCCGGTCGCGTCAAGGGCCTCGCGAACGCCCGGCTTGATCGAGGTGTGGGCCAGAACGATCCTCAATCGGGATCGTCCTCGGCCTCGATCCCGCACTCCAGCTTTCGGCGCTGGCCGGGGCTGAGGTTGAGGTAGGGGATCTGACAGGCGAAGAGGCGCGAGATAGCCTCGAACCCGAGAGGGGTTCCGTTGGGAATCTGAATCCCCTCCCGCCGGAGCTGCCTGGCGACCTCAGCCGACGGACGCACCTCGCGTAGATTGGCGTCCTCAACCGCCCAGAGCAGGTCGTCGAGGTGACGGAGGCGCGCCTTGCGGTCGGTGGGCGAGAGGGCGAGAGCGGTCACTTAGCCTCGGTCGAGCTGATGATCCTGACGGTGCGGCAGGGGTAGGCTTGATCTTGACACTCGTGGCAGACGGTGATGACCTGGGGGAGCCACCGATCGCTATTCCAGGCGTAGTGAATGGCCTTGACCGCTTCTATCGCCGCCCGGTCCGTGGTGATCTCCGGGTCCATCTAGTCTCCTTTGATCGAACTGGTCGCTTGAGCCACCGAGATCGCGCCCGGGAAGGGCGGCCCCGCCCAGCACGCGCACTTCGCATGAGCGGTACCCGGATAGAATCCACGCGGGGGCTTCCTGATGTCGAAGTTGTGCGCGGAAGCAGCCAGGCACCAAGGCGTATGAGTGGCTGCCTCACCGCCCAGATACCAGCCCAGCAGAGGTCCCGAAGTGGCCGCAGCCCGGTCCACTCCCCTAGCCGCATGGGCCCTGTGTTGGATCGCCTCCATGTGCTGCTGGTGATACGTCCGCTCAGCCGAGATGGCTTGGTCGAAGTCCTCCCCCTTTGTCAGCGACTCCATCAGCCGCACGCACGCGTGGACGATATACGAAGCGCGGTACCCGAACTCCGCCTGACGGACGGCTCTGCTGGCGATGCCGATCGACTTCGGCATGGCACCGGGCGCCCGCCCGGACATGTCCACCACCCACCGAGCGACCGCGAGGAGGATTCCCCACTTCACCAGGCGAGCGACGAGGAGGGCCGAGATAGCCGCTGCGCCGTAGCTCGAAGCCAGTACGGCCGTGATGGAAGCGATGAGCGCGGCCCCGCCGGCGGCCAGGGCAGCTCCGGGAAGGACCGCCGCAACAGGCGCGACGGGCGCGACGGGTGCGACCGCTTTGGGCGGCGGCCGCTTAGTCCCCTGCGGTTGGGTCTGGGGTTGGGAGGGGCTTGTCATTGGGGTGACGCTTCTTGAGGGCGTTGGCGAGAACGTCTGTCGTGGCATCGAGTTGGTTCGGGGGAGGGCCCGCGGGCTTCTGAGCGTAGGTCTTGTCGAGAACGGCGCGATGCTTCACGATGTCCGCTCTGAGCTCGTCCTCGTTGAGCCCGAACTGGGAGCCCGTGAGGTTGATGACCTGGTCGAGGAAGCTGGCAGGGAGGGGCGGGGGTTGTCCGGGAGATCCCGTCACTGCGGCAAGGGCAGTCACGATCTGGATCATCCCCTCGGTGATGTTCGCGGTCGGAGCCAGGGCGACGAACTTGAACCGGGGCACCTTCGTCTGGTGACCGAAGTTCCACTTGACCATCGGAGCAATGATCTGCTGGGTGATGGCCTCACCAATCTCTCCCAGAACGGCCCACCTCGACTGGAGGTAGAAGTCGGTCTGGGAGAGAGACAGGGCATATGAGCCTCCTCCGCCACGGACGCCTGATGCAGTCGCAAGCGCGAGGAAGTTGGCCAGCACCGAGGCGTAAATCTCCTCGTCGCAGTAGGCGATGGCCTGCGCGAAGACCGCACCTGCGTCAAAGTTGGGGCTGAACGCGGCGAGGGTCTGGCCCTGAGTCAGGCCTATGGCATCGCCACCCCGAAGTGAAGCGGCTTTGGTGGCGAGGTCGGCGGCCTCCTGCTGGTCACCCGAGGGAACGGTCCCCACCGCCTTGGGGGTGACCTGATTCTCCATGTATGCGTTCCACAGGAAGCGGAGCTTCTGCTTGGTCGCGAACTCCCTGTGGCATACGTCCATCTCGGACGTCCCTTGGATCGGGTCCCGGTGGGTCCCGTGGAGGTAGGTGAACGCCTTGGCGGCGGGTATGTAGATCTTCTCGAAGCTGGCGATGTCGACCCAGGTCCACTGCAGGAAGCCCCGGAGCTCGGCGGTGGTCGCGAGGCGCGCGAGGTAACACGTGGTCGGGGGCCGGTAGGCGATCTTGTCGTAGATCACCAGGCCGTCGTCGTTCAATCGGAACACTTTCTCGAAGCACGAGGCTCGGTAGAGGCAGGCCATCGCCGCCGAGGCGATCACCTGGGTCAGGGTGGTCGACATCCCGCCCTGATCGGGGGTCGCGGTCAGCAGCTCATGGGTGTAGTCGACGACTTCCTTGCTGGCGCCGTTGGCCTCGATGACCCACTTGGCGCCCCGGATGGGGAGGGTGAGCACCTGCTCGACCGCCCTGATCTTGCCATCGGTCTTGAGCATGGCCTCGATCTCGAAGTCCTCGACCGGGCCCTGCAAAAATATCAAGCCCTGCTCGTACCAGGAGAAGAGCCGGGTCGAGGGCCAGATCGAGCCTCGCTCGCCCTCCAACTTGGGCGGCACGCGCCGGTCCCTATCGGGGGTCTGGGGCGGGTTGGCCTCTTGGACGTAGCCGGTGCGGGGGTCGTTGGCGTCGTAGCTCTTCGGGGCGGGCGAGATGATGCTGGTGCGGGGCATCAGCCGTCATCCACGTCGAAGTGTAAGTGCTCTTCCCGCTTCATAATCCGCCATTGGCCCGATGGTAGCTTCGGATCAACCCCGATCGGGATTCCCCACAGTTCGCCGATGTAGGTGACGTCGAAGCGGGGGTCTTCGCACATCGGCAAAATCGGGGTGGTGATGAAGGCTGGCGGCGCCCAGAAGCCGTATCTGAGCCGGAACCAGAGCTTCCACAGCCGGTAGCGCATCAGTCGGCCTCCTCCAGCGCCTTCACCTGTCGCATCACGGCTCCGTATGCTCTCGCCTCGGCGGGAGTCATCGCGGTCGCGGTCTCAAGGCTCATGACGGCGTAGAGGCGACCCAGCGCCGCGAGCAGCTTCATGACTGGCTCCAGCTCGGTCACCTTGACTTCAACGGGAACTGTCTGGGGCATCAGGAGACCTCTACCACGCGGAGATCATCGCACAGAGATTACCCCAGAGGGTCGTGGGCGGAGGCCGACGCCCCCGCCCATCTTGGCCAGGTCGCCCCGCTCCTCTAGACGACGGCCTCAAACGTGAGCAACTCGCATCGGCCATCGCCCCGCGCCCGGTCGGCACCTACACCGCCGCGCTCAACGTACTCCCAGAGTTCCCCCCACAGCTTGGGCGGGATGCACTGATCGCCGTTGAGCACATCGATGGTGGCCGAGACAGTCACGTCCTCAACCAGATCGACGACCGAGATGGCCGATGCTGGTCCCTGGGGAGTCTTGACGTGCTTGATGCGCTGCTCCCCGGCGATGTCAGGTGTTTTGCGGCCCAAGGGGATGTATTGGTCTCTGACCTCCACTCGCTCTACCAGGTAGGCGGCGAGACCTTTCCGGCTCTCCTTCTTCCCCTCGGCGTCCTTCGGAATTCCCGGCCACTCCTTCGTGCCGGGGTAGCAGACGGCGGCGGCCTCTCGGATCGCGGCCTTGAGGCAGCGGCCCTCCCAGACCAGTTCGCCGTCGCGGACCTTGAAGCCATTGCCCTTCATGGTCACGAGGAGAGCGTCGACCACGGCATCGGGATCAGGATATTGCCCTGGCTCCAGCTTCATCGCCAGGATGGTTTCCTCAGCGATCTTCTGGATCTCAACGTCGTCGGCTGCGATCCTAGCCTTCAACCACTTCCGAATGGTGTCCGGGTCTTTCGGGATTCCTCCCACCAGGGACGATATGTGGATTTTGACGTGGTAAGACTTCCATTTGCTGGTCCCGTTCAGCCCAAATACTTCTCTCGCGGTCATGCGGTTTCCTCCACAACGGGGTGAGCCTCGACCCACTCGGTCAGTCGAGGGGCTAAGTACGCGGCCCGCTCTCGGAGCCGCTCGTTTGTCGGGTCTAGCGAGTCGGCACCGATATGCCAAATGAGCTGGTCGACGTGATAGACCTGCCCCATCCCGTCGACGTGGTCGTTTGCCGCGACCTGTCTGTCGTTCAGTTCGGCATCCGCACTCCACAAGTGCCGAAGGGATCGCTTGAGATCGGCTCGACCGTCCTGCATCGTCTTGACGGTCCGCTCCTTGCGGTAGGCCGTCCAGGTCGGTGAGGTCCAGCTGATCCAGGTTGCGAACGCGTCCTCGCCTATCCCAAGCCCCTCGGCGATGTTGGCCGAGTGGAGCAGATCCCATCGCGTGAGGTCGTCGCCGCGACCCACGTTGAGTGTGACCGCATCCCTGAACAGCTCGGCCTCGGAGACGTAGGGTCTAAGTTCGACCCTGACCTCGCAGTCGGGGCCATCGTCGGCAGCGTAGACGTGGTAACGGCCAAAGCCGTCCACCACCCGCTTGCTGGCCTTGTCGGCGATGATCGGCGGCAGTTCAACCGCCGCCCGCTTGGCCTCGCGGATCGAGGCCATTGATCTGGTGCTCAGTTCGTGTCGCGGATAGACGCTCCAGTCCAGAACTAGGGACGAGAGCGGCATGGTCTTGATCTCGGTCTTAATCGCAGTGGGCATATCTGACTCCCTCAAATCGTGTTGGTCGGGTAAGTCGCAGCGGAATGTCGAGGAGCGACGCGGCTGGGCGAGAGCAGGCTGGTCGTAGTGGTCGGGGCAGCAGGGGCGGGGCCGGTGCTAGGCGTGGCGTGTCGTAGGGGCGAGGAGTGATGTGTAGTGGACAGATCTGACACGTCGTACTGGCTCGTAAAGGCGCGGGCCAGCGGGGCGCGGCTTGGCAAGAACTGACAAGTCGCAGGGGCTTGATCTGGCCTGGATCGAAGTGGCGAGAGAAGGCGAGTCGCTAAGGGAAGGCACGGCCGGATAAGGGCGCGGCTTGGCACGGATAGTCGCGGTGGCGTGGCTGGGCGAGGTGCGTCTGGGCGCGTCGTATTGGTCCGGAGAGGAGCGGGCGGGCGGGCGCTGGAAGTGGTCCGGCTCGGCTGGGTCCGTCGTACTGGCTCGGCTTGGCTAGTCGCGGTGAACATAGAAGGAAAGGTACGCCTACTGTTCCCCCTCTGTCAAGACCCCCTACGGCAAGCCCTACCCGTACGGCCCTCGGCTGTAGCGGGCGGCACTACCGGGAACCTCCCGGCCACCGGGGTCGAACCGAACCGCCGTCCTCAGGCCCCTGGGATCGAGGGCGGCGCCTTCGTGCCACCGGGCGGCTTGGTTGAGGTCCACCGCCGAGTTGGCGCCCGTGATCAAAAATGCTTGGACCGTCGCGTCCCCGAGGTCGGTTGAGCGGTGCAGTCTCTTCCGGATTTCGGACTTCTCTTCCACCGAAACGCGCCCCTGGTGGGTGAGCGTGTACCTAGGGGTGCATAGGTCACCCAGCAGCTCAGCGTCACGGGGCAGGCAGACCCGGCAGGTGGGGATCGTCACCTCGGGGTTATTGGGATCGGCGATGGGGCGCGGGTCCAAGAGTTCCCGCAGGTGCCACCAGCCCTCGCTGCGCTGATTGACGAAGCCGAAGCTCCCCGACTTGTCCCGGCGCACGCTGGCGGCCCCGGCATTGAAGGCGATCACCTGGCAGCCCCCTTTGCGAACGAAGTCCACGACCGGGCCGCCGACTCCGACCGAGTCGATGATCGCCACCGCGTTCTGGTCGGGCAGCCCCTTGGTGGTCATGGCGGCCACGACCCAGCCGACGGTCTCCGTCGAGTCACTCGTGCGGGTGTACCGTCGCAGCTCCTCTACGATGTCGCCTCGCCTGATCGCTATGGCGGTCTTGTCCTCGCCGCCCCGGGCCACGTCCACCCCAAGCACCAGGCGGCCGGACGCGGGCTGGCCCGAGGTCTTCCACAGCTCCCACCTCTCCATCGCGGCCTCAATCCAAGCGAGAGGGATGACCGAGTCCTCATCCTGGGTGGCGAACTCTCCCATGACGTAGTTCTGGTAGGTAGAGGAGAACTCGCCCCACTGCAACCGTCTCTGGTCGGCCCAGGACCGGCTGATCGCTCCGGCCTCAACCGCCATCTCCAGGGTGATGTGCATCGGGTGCCAGTCCGACAGCCCCCTCTGCTGGGTGCAAATCTCATAGAATCGCCCGCTCGGCGTGGCCGGGGTGGAGGACGTCAGCGCAAATGCCTCGCCTGTACCCGAGAGCGTGCCCTCGACCGCGTCGAAGGTGCCGGCCGTGATGGCCTTGGCCTCATCCAGGATCAGAAAGACCGACGAGGCATGTATGCCCTCGATCAGGTGGGGATCATCCGTCGCGCCTGCGAATGCCTCGCCGTGGCGAAGCCTCAGAAGTCTCTGCTGCATCTCCTCGCCCGCTACGAACGGCTCCCGGCCGATCACGTCCCAACGGATCCGGCGTGACCACAGCCTGATCTCGGGCCAGAGGGCCTTCTCCAGGTGGAACCAAGCGCCTGCCGTGGTCAGGCACTTCCAATCGATCCCGGCCTGATCTCGGGTCAGGGCGAACCAGAGCACCAAAATGGCGTTCGTCGCCGTCTTCCCCGCCCCTCGGGGTGCCCTCACGGCGACCCTCGCATAACTCACGAGGTCGCTCATCGCCTTGGCCTGGTAGTCGCTGAGCTCGGTCTGCTTCCCATCCACCACCGGCCAACTGATGCACTCCCGGGCGAACAGGACGGGGTCGTTGTGCCACCGGGTCAGGTTCGACCGGGGCACCAGCAGCTGTGAAGCCGCCTGCGCCGCCTCCAGCGCCCCGCCGTACTCGCTCATAGCCAGATCATCGCACGACGCCCTACGCGAAGGGGCCGAAATTGGACTACCTAAAAATGAGAATCATGGGGGAGAGAGGTGCCCCACCCCTCGGCCAGCTCCAGGAAAGTGGGCGGCTGCGGCGTCATCTCGGCCCGACCATCCGCGCCCGGGTGAGCTGGCCCGGGTGCCAGGTTGAGCGCCCAGTGCCACTCCCAGAGCGAGTCAAGGTCCGCCCGAGATCGCAGCTGCTGATAAGACTTCTTATCACTAGCTGGTTTGATCTCACTTGCCACGCTTGGCAGCCTTGGATGTTGCAATAAGCACCTGTGGGGCGGCCAGTACGCCTAGTTGCCTACCTGCTGACTCTAGGAGTTGGTCTCGCTGCGCTGGTGTCAGCCAATCCACCACCAGGGCTAGTCGCATGGCATGGGCTGCCATCTCGCCTAGTCGTTCCATCTCGCGCTGCTGGCGTTCCCTCAGACCTAGTTTGATGGCGATATGGCACCTGGCCAGTAGTCGGTCGCGCTCCTCGTTGTAGAGGGTCAGCATTACCGATGGACGCGCCTCTATGGTCGTGTCTAGCCAATCGCCGTACTCGCCACCGCCTACCCTCTGGGTGCTGCTGGCGGCGACCAGGTGCGCCTCTGGGTCCGTTTCCAGTAGGCATTCCTGATAGTGGCGCACCGTCCAGTAGGTCCGCGTCACTTCCTCGCTGAGAGCGACTCCGGCGTCGATGTTGGCGTCCAGGGGGATCTTCCAGGCTGCCATAAGCTGGCGAGCTCGAACTGTCTGGACGTTTACCTCGGCGGCCCGCTTCACTGTGGGTAAGTTCGCCCCGTGCTTGGCGCATACCTTGCCGCCTCTGATCGCGAAGTGCGGTTTGACTGTGTGGCCGCGCCGCGAGGTCACCGTGCAGATCCGATCGGGCGAGATCGTGCCGGCCGCCAATCGTTCAGCGACGGTTGTCATGTCCGCCATTATGCCCACTAGCCGCTTATGGTGGTTGCATCGGGGTTTGGGGTGGCCGCTGATCTGAGATCAGTCAGTCTCGCTGCTGATCTCAGTCTCTCGGCGGACCAAGTCCCAGTCACCCTCGAGCTGGTCGTCGCTCAGGTGACGTCTCGGCGACTCTGAGCGGTCCCAGTGGTAACTCTGCCCGCTCTAGCGGCGATGCCTCCAGGGACGTGCTGGCGGGGAGGAAGCCGACTCGGGCGGTTGACTTCGGGTGAGGCCAGCTGACATTGGGCGGTCGGCTCGGTGTCGATGCTCGCTGGGGCGAGATCGACAGGAAGGGAGAGAGAGAAGTCCCCCGGAAGAGAGAGAAAGCTGAGTTGAGTTTCAGATCGCACTCGAATCCACAGCCGATTCATCGGTCTTCGTTGGTATCTGCGGTTAGCCCTTTCGTAGCCTTGTCACCCATTCCCGCTTTGCGGTCGAGTGGGGCTATCGAAGGTGGATCGCCTGGGGAACGCCTACCGTGTTCTCTGGATCTCGGAATGGGCTGGTGGTGAACTCAGCCTTTGGATCTGGTCCGCGTTCCATCGGTGGTGTTGAGTTCCGGTTGGTTACGGTTCTCTGGCGGCGCAGCCTTCCCCTGTGGCTGCCTTTGCCGCTCGCCCGACTGGGCGGCTCGGGTATCCGGTGCGCTTCGCACCGTAGTTCACCCTGGGCGATCTGAGTCGCGGGTGAGTGGCACTCTGAGCACTTCACGCCAAGTACGGCTGGGGAGGGCCCGCCATTGTGGATCACGCCTCCCACGATCGGCACGCTCATTTAGGCGCGCTCCGATCTCGGGGTTTGATCTTGGGTGGGGCGTCTGCTATGGTGTGTCATGTTCGTGGCTGGACAAAATGGTAGCGCCCCCGGGCCGGGAAAGCAAATCCCGATCCCCCGGGGGCGCTCCGCTGTTCAGCCGATCGGGGCGAACTCCTCGTTCCAGCGGGCCTGGTTGCCCTCTGACGTCTCAACCGTGTTCGTCACCGTCCCGACTCCGGCCGTCCCGTCGTAGACGAAGCACTTGAACGTGGCTCCTGGCTTCCAGTCGGAAGGCATGTTGCACACGACCGAGGTCACGGTCCCTACGTTCTTGCCGTTGAGCCAATTCTTCGTCTGACGCTGCACCGCGCTCTGGGACGGGCCTGCGCTTGGAGCCGGTGCAGATCCTCCACATCCCGCAATCGCTCCTGTGACCGCCACCAGTCCTGCCAAGGCTGGGATCGCCATTCTTGCGCTCATGGCCGGCCGTCCGCGATGCTGCCCGCGTGATAATGGCATCTCGCATCTCCTCGGTACCGTTTCCGTATTACGCCGCGTACCATAGCATGTTGCCACTTGCATTGTCAACGGGTAATGTGCATAATAGCTTTATGGCTACCGTATGGGTTGAGGATCGGAGCGAGCCGGTAGAGCTGAATTTGGAGGGATTGTAGTGACCGACCAAAACGTCAACGTCACGGTCAAGCGGGAGGGCTGCTGTAGCGGCTGCTGGGGCGCCGTCCTGCTGGGCTTCGTCATCGCCCTGCCCGTCTACGCATGGGAGAACGCCAACGTGTTCGGCAGGATAGGAATTATCTTCGGCGGTCTGATCGTGCTATCGCTTGGGATCTGGTGGGTCGTCTGGATCAGCAAGAAGAACAACGCCAAGGCTAAGGAGGGGGCGGCATGAGTACCTGCGCACGTAGAATCGTCGGCGGCGTCTGCGGCCACCTGGAGGACGAGCACGCTACCTATTGCCTCCACCCCGAGGCATCGGAGCGGTGCTCGGAATGTGGCCGCGGCTACACGCGCTACCCCTGCACCTGCAATGGGTTCAGAAGCCGGGATCAGCAAGAGGCATGGGATGCGCTGGGGCTGGCCCTGGAGGCCCACCGTGGCGAGGTGCTGGCCGGCAGACCGAATAGCGCCCCGGGGCTGGTCGAGATCGCCAAGCGCATATTGGAGGTGAACCCATGACCAAGCCCGGGCAGCACTACATCATGGCTGCGTTGGTGTGCCTTTTCTGCCATCGGCCCAGCGACCCGACAGTCCCCTTCGCCTTCCTCGGCCCGGATGGGGTCATCGTAGGCAAGCTCTGCGCTGACTGCTGGGAGGGGATCTTGGACTCGGAGGCTACCGGAATGTTGCGCGACGCAGACGCAGCCATCCGAAAGATTCTGGAGGCACGCAAATGACCAAGCCCGGACCCAAGCGCGGCCCTGTCAAAGGACGCGGAACTCCGATCCTGGCCGCGGTTCAAGGGGACCACCTCACCGGCAAGCGGGTTCGCGCCTACCCGGAGGGAATCCAGCTATGCCCGTGGTGCGGAACTGGGCTGGCTCTGGAACTTCGGCTCTGCCCTGGATGCGGGGTTCACTTCCAGCCGGTCAGGGGAACGAAGCAGTACTGCACGGACCAGTGCCGAGAGCGGGCCCGGTCGGATCGGCTGCAGGCCCAGGGATTTACTTGGAGGAAGCCGCATGCCTGAGCCCAAGGAATGCCGCTGCCTCTGCCTCGACCGCCATCCCGGAGTGACCTGCGCCGAGAAGGCGCAGCCCGGGCGGTACGGCGGCTTCCAGGATCCGGCCGGCGCCCTCTACTTCGCCAAGCTGTGCCAGAATTGCGCCGACTGGTGGAAGGATCGCAACCTGGCGGGGAAGCGGTAGAATCGCACCCTCCCGGCCCGCTGATGCTAGGCCGGAATGGGCTGGGGCTATCCTGGTCGGCGCTCTCGCAGGCGGCGCTTCGGTTGAGTAGCCTGCTCCCCCTCCCGGTGGCGTATAGTGCAGCCCCATGAGGACTTCTGGCGCAGTAGCGCGTGAACTGGGGATGAGTAGGCGGATGGTGACCCGGCTTTGCTCCAATGGCAAGCTGAGGGCGATCTACGTGGGCGACCGCTGGCTGGTCTTGGATGAGGATTTGGACCGTTTCAAGGCCGCGAGAGCACAAGTTACGGATTTGGAACGTAAGGCTTGACTTAGTTCCCCATGAGGAATAAGGTAGCGCCATGAGAAACAGCACAACGGCGAACGACTGATGGCCGTGCAATACACGGGTTGGCACTTCACGGAGACCCGAACCACGGGCCGGAACGGCTGGCCGCTCAAGCCCGTCGAGGAGCTACCCGGCGGCACGAAGTTAGAGTTGTGCGCGGTCGGCCTCCATGCTTGCAAATCACCACTGGCTGCGCTCGCCTACACCCCCGGCCCCTGGGTGAGCCGGGTCCGGCTGGAAGGCGACGTGCTCACCGACGAAAGCAAGGCCTGCGCCACGCGCCGGGTCCGGCTGGCGGGTCCGGTGGATGTGAGCCGGGAGTTGCGGCTGTTCGCGGCGGACTGTGCCGAGCGGGTGCTGCCCGCCTTCGCGAGGGCCGTGCCTGGCGACCCGAGGCCGCGTAATGCGATAGGGGTCGCGCGACAGTTTGCCAACGGGAAGGCCACGAAGCAGGAGTTGGCCGCTGCCTGGGACCCTGCCTGGGCCGCTGCCTGGGCCGCTGCCGGGGACGCTGCCGGGGACGCTGCCAGGGACGCTGAGAAAAAGTGGCAGGACCGGGCGCTGACCCGGCGGCTTAGGGCCGCGCTGAAGGAGGAGACACGCTGATGGCCGCTGGAGGGCTCTACGCCTACCGCGAGGCGCTGAAGCTACGCGAGAAGGACCCGGGATTTTCTGCTCTGATTTTCTGTGCGATGCTCAAGGCGGATTCCGACAATACGGAGCGGCTGACGGAGGCGTTCCCCCAACTGCGGCAGGAGCTGACGACGCGCTACTGGGCGCCCGGGGGGCTGCTCCCCGAAGAGGTGACCGAATGAGCGTCTACTACGTCAGCGCCTACACCGACACCGAGCCTCCCTACCCCGAGCAGTTCGCCGACGACGACCGCGACGACTGGACCGTGGGGTACGACGAGGGCGAAGCCGACGCTCGGCACGAGATCCATCGGCTGAGGCGGGTCGTGGCGGCGGCTCGCAGGGTGCAGCGGCACTTAGACACAGCCGAGCCGCCACCGTGGGGCATCTGCTCGGAGTGCGACAGCGGCTTCGGCGTCCTCCGCGCTGCCCTGGCAGATTGTGATGGCTGACTGGATGAACCCCGACCGGCCTGAGTGGGCCGAGATCCAGGACCAACTCCACGGCAACACGCGGGTGCGCGCGAGGCGAAATAAGGTCAGGGTGCGGCGTATCAACGTGGTGCGCTTCTCCGTGGTCCTGATGAGCCTTGCGGTGGCGTACCTGGCGACCTATGACGTTTGGGGGCTCGGCCTTCCCGCCTGGATCGGCGGGCTGATGATCCTGGCTGCTGCTGGCGGCTGCTACTCGGTCGAGAGGTGGACACCATGAGCGAGCTCGTCATCCCCGACCGCGACGAGTGGCTAGCCTGGCGCCGTGGAGGCATCGGCGGCTCGGACGCTGCGGTGATCCTCGGGCTGGACGCCTTCCGCACCCCCGTGGAGCTGTGGCTGGACAAGTTGGGCGAACTCCCGGACGAGACCAGCGAGGCGATGGAGCTGGGAAAGGCCCTGGAGCCCGTCATCGCGGAGCGGTTCGAGAAGAAGACGGGCCTTGTGGTCAACTCTCGGCAGTTGTGCGTAACCCACCGGGAGTTCCCGTGGATGCGGGCCACGATCGACGGGCTGGTAATTGACCCTGAGCTGTGCCTCTACGAAGCCAAGGCGACCTCCGGTTGGTCCTGGCGCGAGGGCACCCCGGACTACGTCCAGATCCAGATTCAGCACTCCCTGGAGGTCTGCAACCTGGGGAAGTGCTACCTGGCCGTGCTGAGGGGCGACAGGATGGCGCTACAGGTCGAGGAGATCGCGCGCGACCGAGAGGTCGGAAGGATGCTTATCGAGGCTGAGGGCGCGTTCTGGACCCGCTACGTGGTCCCCAGGGTGTCCCCGCCAGCGATAGGCGTCCCGAGCGAGATAGAAGCGCTCAAGGAGGCCTACGCGGAGAGCAACCCGGAGTCCGTGGACCTTGGCGACGACGGCGCGAGCCTAGTCTTGGACATGCGCCGCGCCCAGCTGGCCAAGAAGGAGGCCGAGCGAGAGGAGACAAGGGCCAAGGCTGGCCTGATGGCACTACTCGGGAAGGCAGAGTTGGGATCAGTGAATGGGGAGATAGCGGCAAGCTGGAAGGCTGTCGAGACCAGTCGGCTAGATCAAAAGCGACTCAAGGAAGAGAGGCCAGAGGTTGTCGAGGCCTACAGCTCGGTGAGTCTGAGCCGGCGATTCTCGCTGGTTAATGAGGGAAAGGAGATCTGATATGGCAAACACAGAACTACGGAGCCGGGTCGAGGCGGCGAGCACCGCCGTGGTGGCCCAGACGGACGCATCGGCAGGGACGCCCAACTCGGTGACCGGATACCTGATGGACCCCAGGACCACCCGGCAGATCTCCCGATTGCTGGGCACCGAGGAGATGGCCGAGCGCTGGCTCCGCATCGCCCTGACGGTCTGCCGCCAGACTCCCAAGCTGCTGGCCTGCACGCCGGAGTCGTTCGCGGGGGCCCTGATGCAGTGCGCGCAGCTCAAGCTCGAGCCCGGCCCCCCCTTGGGGCTGGCCTGGATTCTGCCCTACGACAAGAGCGTCAAGGTCAACGGTGCCTGGCACAAAGTCCCCGAGGCGCAGTTCATGCTCGGGTACTCCGGCATCGTCCAACTGGCGCAGCGGTCGGGCCAGATCGCCAACATCTTCGCCAACGCGGTCTGCGAGGGCGACGAGTTCGGCTTCGATTACTTGACAGGCGAGAAGCATCACAAGCCTCCCACGCGCGGGCTGCGCGGCAAGGCGATCGGGTTTTACTGCTCGGCCAAGTATGCCAATGGGGGCGAGCACTTCCTGTACATGACCCGGGAGGAGATGGTGAAGCACCGCGACCAGTTCGCAGCTGCCAAGAAGTTCAAGAACGGCCCGTGGTACGAGGACGAGGCGCTCGAGGCGTCCCCGCTCTTCGACGGCATGGGCCGCAAGACGATGGTGCGGCTTTCCCGCCCCTACCTCCCCGCCAGCCCGGACTTCATCCAAGCCATTCAGGCTGACGAGCGAGTCTCGCGCTTGGAGATCAGCTCGGACCGGGTCGTCATCGACGACGAGAGCTTCGAGGGGCTGAACCTGGGAGGCGAGACGCCGACGGCGGTTGACGCCGAGACGCCCGCTCTCGCGACCGCCCCGACGGAGGTGGCTGGCCCACCAGACCTGGTGATCGAAAACTTCGACGAAGGGACGGCCGAGGACGAGTCGGGCACCCCCAACATCTTCGACGCCGCGCCAGCCCCAGGCCACGGGTCGTGAACCCCGTTGACAACGCTGCACAAGAGGCCAGGGACGCCGTCGACTTCCTTGTCGCCGAGATCGGCCGACTGGAGGCGAAGATCGAGCTGGCCCAGAAGCAGGCCGACTACGGGGCCACCCACGGCCACGATGCCCAGGACACGCTCGACGACGTGCTCTCGGCCTTGGAGGGGAGGCGGTGAACGACTCGGACCAGAGCGCCTTCTTCCCGCCCGGCATCGAGAAGGCGGCGCTGCTGAAGGGGATGGTGCAGGTCGTGGCCGTCCTGGCTTCCTACCACTTGGAACTGGGCAGGCAGGGCATCCCGGAGCCGGTCCGGTCGGAGCTCGTACTGGACCTTGCCCGGGGGGTATGGCGTCAATCTACGCAGCAACATCCACCAGCTGCTAAAGAGGATGGGGCGTGAGCTGCGCTATCACTGTCCTCCGGGTGACCCAGTTCGGCGGCCCGGACGCCTGGTTTTGGGCCTGTGCGACGTGCAGCAAGATGTCCGCGCCGTTCGCCCGCGAGAAGGACTGTGGCGGTGCTGCGATCCACCACGGGACGGAGGCGCACGGCTGCACCGGCGTGATCGAGTCGGTGGTTCCGAGTGGGTTCCGGGGAGTGGTCGGATGACCGCGGGATTCGTGCCAATCCCGGAGCTGGACGCGCTGGCCGCAGCCGGCTGGCCCGACGTTGAGGTGAGGACCGAGTGGTGAGCCGCTACCTGCGTCGGCCATATGAGCCCCCGAAGCACCGGGAAGATGTTGAGGCGATCCAGTGGGATGGGACGGATACCGGCATCGTTGGCCTGCGGAACTGGGCGGGGGACCGACGTTGGAAGGATCCTGCGTCGCTCATTGTGGCCCTCATGCACACCGTGACACTTGAGACGTGGGTGGTGGTACGGACGGACCACGCCCTTGCGGCCTGGGACCGCCTGGAGCCGTGGGGATGGCTGATTGAGGTCATCCCAGACGAGCACCCGGCCTATCTGGACGTGTACTCGGACGAGACCTTCCGGCAGTGCTATGAGGTGCCGGGATGAGCCGCCAGTCTTTGGCGATGAAGGCGCTGTACGCCGCCCGCCGCGCTCGTGGCGAATGCACCCGATGTGGGGTGCCCGCCTACGGCGCTTCCCTCTGCCAGAGACACGCCAGGGATGCCCTGCGCAAGACTCAGGCCTGGCGCTATCGGGCGCGGGAAAGGTATCACGTTCGGCGCCGTATAACACTAGGGTGAGCGCTTCCCCGTGTATAGTGACGGCTATAGAACCAATCCAGCAGGAGGGGCCGATGGCGCGTCAGCGGACACTCGATCCGGGTTTCTTTCGGAACGAGGAGCTTGCTGAGCTGCCATTTGAGGCTCGCCTGCTCTTCGCTGGGCTGTGGACGGCAGCCGACCGCGAAGGCCGACTGGAGGACCGTCCAAGGCGCATCAAGGTCGACCTGTTCCCGTATGACCGGGTGGACGTGGAGACGGCGCTGACGGGCCTAGCGGACCTGTCGATGATCCGCCGCTACCGCGTCAAGGGAGTGCCGCTCATTGTCATCCGGAACTTCCAGAAGTTCCAGCATTGCCATCCGCGAGAGAAAGCCAGTGTCTTGCCGGGGCCAGAACTTGCTGATCCCGAGGAGGTTCGCCCAGGGCCAACCTTGGGCAAACCTTTACGCGGCCAGGCCGTGCTCAGCAAGGCTAAGCCTTCTAAGCCTTCGTATACTTCGGGATCTTCTAAGCCTTCAGATACTTCGGCTTGTGCGCTCCCTGCGGTCGGCGCCGTTGAAATCACGGCAGCCGATTTTGTCGCCGAGTTCTCGGACAAGAGCGCCGCAGTGGGCATCAAACCGATCCCGAGCGACTGCGGAAGGGTCGGCAAGGCCAGCAAGGAACTGCTAGCCGCCCGGAAGGCGCCTGAGCTCATCTCGGCTGCAATTGGTCGGATGGTGGACCGCAACCGGCCACCGAACTCGCTGCCCTACCTAGTGGCCGAGATCGAGCGGGAACGGGCGGGCCACGCGGTGAACGGCTCCAAGCCGACGAAGGGGCAGGACGCGATGGCTCGGATCAACGCCAAGGGGGAAGCCGCGTGGCGGCTCATGCAGCAGGAACGCGCTGGAGGGCTGATCAGTGACGGACGGTGAATTTGAGGGTGTGCTGACTCTCTGGGCGGCTTACTGGCCATCCCAGGCCACGATCCCAGAGGGACTTGTAGCGGCGGCGTGGCGCGATCTGTGGGCTGATTACACGGCGGAAGAAGTGCGCGGAGGGCTACGGGAGTTGGCCACGGCAGCCCGAGAGTTTCCGCCACCGCCGGGGGTGGTTGCGAAGGCGGCGCACGACTGGCGCGTCATGCACTCGGAAGCGTGGCTGCGCGCCTACTCTCCCAAGTGGACCGAGTCGTGACCGCCGAACAGTGGGTTGTGACTTGGGGCATGATCCTGGGCGCGTGGCCGGGACGGGGGATGAGCAGCCCGGAGGCGGAGATGGCTTGGGGCAAAGCGTTCGCGGACAAGGACGTGGACCGGATGGCCGACGCCGTGATCGCCTACGCCCAGGACACTGACCGCCCGTCGATTGCGGGGCTGACGATCGCGTACTACGAGCTTGAGCAGGACCACCTTCGGGACCTACGGCTAGCCACGGCGTCTTCTCCCCCGTCCGAGCAATACGACCCGCCGTCCGCGATGCCGGACTTCAACGCGCTCTACCAGGCCCTCGATCCCTTGGAGCGGGATGCCATCGAGGACCGGATCAAGGGCCAGTACACAGCCGCCTACGCCGGTAGGAACACACCGGGGAACCTACAGTGGGCCTGGAGATGCCTCACCGTGACCTGCGCCGAGAAGGGGATCGACCCAAAGACGAACGGCTACCTGGGATCGGCCACGGAATCTGCGAGGGACGCCGAAGTGGCCCACTACCGGCGGAAGCTGGCGTCGGCTCAGGCCCAGATTCAGCACGAGGAGGTCTGTGCTCGGTGTGCCAGCTACAGCAGTCCTGGTGTGGGGAAGGCCCGCAAAGGCGAGCCGTGTCCGATCGGTGTCGAGTATTACCGTCCGCTCTACGCCCTGCAAGGGAACAAGTGGGCATGACCCCCAGTGAACGTGCTCAGGTCAAACGGCTCCAAGGGCGGGTCCGCAACCTGGAGGGCGAGAACGACCGGCTGCGGGAGCGGGCTCGGCACCGGGTGCTGATGGAGGAGCTGGACGATACGACCCCGGATGATGCGGTCCTGGTGGCCGGTGAGCCGACCAGGCTGGTGTGGATTCTGCGGTCGCTGGCGGCCCACGTTGGGCTGAGTTGGGTAGTGGAGGGACGAGCGTGACCACCATCAGACACCGTGAGCCGGGAGCCCACTGCTCGTCATGCGGGGCTCCCCTTCTCTGGACGACGTATTCCACCGGGGCTCGGATGCCGTTGGGCCGGAAGCCGGTCGCTGGCGGGACGCTGAAGGTCTATCGGAAACTGCCCAGCCGCACCGAACCCTACGACCCGGAGCTGTCGAAGTCGGGCGACTATCCGTGGTTGTGTGCCTGGGATAAGAGCGAGACCGAGCCCCGGTATCAGAGTCACTTTGCCAGCTGCCCCGACGCAGCGGACCATCGCAAGGCGGCGGGACTGAAGCCATGAGCCTTCGCTCCGAACGGCAGTACGTCGATCAGATTTCCCGCTACTACAAGCCCGAGCGGTTGGACGCGGTGTTGGACCGACCCGTCCCGGCATTCGGGGGACTCTCGCGGCGGCAGATGATCCTGGCCGGATACGGTGAATTGCTAGTGAGGGTGACCCGCGCCTTGATGACGTGGCAAGCCGAGATAGACTTCGCCGCACTTGGTCTCACGCCGGAAGTCTTGATAGAAGCGAAGGCGCGGTTAGCCAAAGGGGGTGATGACAACAGTGACGGTAGGACCGCCGGAGTCAATGAGGAGCCCCGGCTGAGCGACGATTCAGACCGGGGCTCTCTGTGATGGCCCTCCGCACTCCACTCCCAAAGACGGGCAAGCGAAGCCGTCAGTGGGCCTCCACTCGCCGGGAGGTGCTTCCGCTGCTCCTGGAGCGGCAGGACGGGCGCTGCGCTGCCTGCGGCAGAGAGCTGCCCGAGTCCCCAGACACCCACCACGTCTTTGGCCGAGGTGGGACGGGTGCGAGACTTGGGCACTATGCTGACCGGCCTGAACTGCTTGTCTTGTTGGACCGGAAGTGCCACATCGCGGTTCACGACTGCAGCGTTCCCTTGACCCAGGCCAAGCTGCGGTGGGAGGCATGGGGACGGTTCACCGACAGCTACGAGCCGACGCTCGGGGACGAGGAAGCCCGGGCGCACATGGCTGACGGCCCCATCGTGGCGATGAGGCAGAGCATCCGGCGCATCGAGGCTAGGGAGGGGTGATGAGCAAGTCTGAGCTGGAGGAGATCCGAGCACGGCACGCGCCAACGCGAGATGCCTGTGGCTGCGGCGACATGTGGCCCTGCGACACCGCTCTGTGGATAGCCGAAGCCGACCGGCTGTCAGAGAGGGTGAAGGAACTGGAGAGTCTGCTGCGTGAAGCTGCTCCGGTGATGGCGATTGCCGGTGAGTGCGTTCAGGCGGTTCTAAACATGGCGCGCAACAAGACCCCGGCGCTGGGGGCTATGGCGGAATTGGCCATCTGGAATGACAAGCGCAAGGCCGCCCTCATCCTTCCGGCCCATCAGGAGGAGGGGTGAGCAAGCCAAGGCTCCTTGACTTGTTCTGCGGAGCTGGCGGTGCCGCGATGGGCTACAGCCGAGCGGGGTTCGAGGTGGTGGGAGTGGACATCAAACCACAGCCCCACTTTCCGTTCGAGTTCATCCAAGCGGATGCGATGACCCTCCCGCTGGACGGGTTCGACGCGATCCATGCCAGTCCACCGTGCCAGGCGTATAGCTCCCTGAAGTCCAAGACCACCAAGGACTGGCCGGATCTGGTGGCTCTGGTTAGAGGCCGTCTGCGCAATACCTCAGCCGGGTGGGTGATAGAGAACGTCATGCCGGCGCCTCTGCATAGCGGAGTCGTGCTCTGTGGGCTGATGTTCGGGCTGATGACCCACAGGCACCGTCGGTTTGAGTCATCGGTGCTGATGATGCAGCCGACGCTCCACGACAGTCCCTATCCCAAGACTTCGACCTTCAAGCGGAAGAAGCAACTCGACGCCGGCCTATTGGTGAGCGTCACTGGGAACGTGGGCAGCTACGTCGGGGTTCCCTGCATGGGCATCGACTGGATGACCGGAGGCGAACTCTCAGAGGCCGTCCCACCAGCGTACGCCGAGTTTGTAGGTCGGCAGCTCATGTTGGCTTTGGGTTCCGAGAGGGAGGTTGAGATGGCAGAGAGTAATGGCTGACTGCGCTCGCCCCGGATGCGGACACCCGCGAGGCGCAGAACTACACGACCCTCCGATCAAGGGCATGGTGCGCTACTTCGGGCACAATCTGGACGGCTGCAAGGACTGCCGAATGTCGATGGTGCCCTATCGCTCTTGTCCCGGCTACCGAACCCAAGAGCAGCAGGAGGCGTGGGAAAGAGTGGCCTACCAGCTAGGCAACCTGGACGACTACGGCGTTGACGACCTGGCGGGGATGTTGCGCCGTCTGCTGGAGCTTTACCCATGACCGAGGTCAGCTTTCAATACCGCTGCCCAGGGTACGGTCGTGGCTATCCGGTTCCGGCCCATCAGGAGGAAGGGAAGTGACAACGCGAATCTCGTTCGAGGCGGGGATGGTCGTCTACCGGATGCCTCCCGACGTGGCGAGGGAATTGTCCTTCGTCCTGGGGACCAAGCGGGACTACGGATGGCAGCAGGACTCGCGGGAACTGTTCTCGATGGCTGATTTGGCCCTTCCGGCCCATCAGGAGGAGGGGGATGGCTAAGAAGCTAGACAAGCACGAATCCGCCAAGCTTCTCACCGCCGCTGACTGGGCGAAGGTTCGCGCAGAGCCGTGTGGCGTCTGCGAGGAGCCCTATCACCGATTCTGCGATCACGACCCCGAGCACGATTGGAGTCCCACCGCCTGCATCAACTCGCTGCATGCCGAGGTGGAGCGGCTGCGGGGGGTGGTGGGGGCGGTTAGCGCGCTCCACTTCGCCTACGTTGGCAGCGTCCCGACAATCGGCGGGGACGCGCTGTACACCGAGTGCCAGGCGTGTCAGGTGGACTGGCCGTGCGAAACGCATGTCGCCCTGGCGGAGCTGGAGGCCAAGCCATGACTGACGCTGAGCGGCTGGACCTGTGGGAGGAGCGGGCTGCACTCAAGGCCGAGGTAGAGCGGCTGCGGGCTGAGCTTAGCGACGTGCGCGCGAGCCGGAATGAGTTCTGTCGGCAATCCCAGGCAAAGAATGACGAGATAGACGGCCTCCTGGCCGAGCTAGAGCGGCTGCGGGGGGTGGTGGGGGCAATCCGTGGAATACACCGCCCCGCGCTGGTCAGCCCGACGATAGATGCTGTGTGCAACGCCTGCTGGACCGATGTATGGCCATGCGAGACCAGGGCCGCCCTGGCGGAGCTGGAGGCCAAGCCATGATGCCGTTCTGGTACTTGCTCGCGCTCAATGTCATCTGTTTCCTGATCGTGGTCCAAACGCCTCGTGGGCCTTCTCGTGGCTGACCGCCTGCGCGACTACTCATCCGACTGCCAGTTCACAGCCAAGCGCAGATGGGACCGTGACATGGAGCGGTGGTATGTGTGGTGGGCTGGACGGATTGGGGATCGGCGTGGCTGACGCACAGACCGTCCTCGCCAAGAGCATGAAAGAGAGGGACCTCCAAGAGAACGTGATCTCGACAGCACGGGCGCTTGGCTGGCTGGTCTTCCACGCCTACGACAGCAGGCGAAGCACGGGCTCGGGCTACGCCGATCTCACGCTGGCGCGGGCGCGGAACGGGGGAGAGGTGATGTTCGTGGAACTCAAGACAGAGAAGGGCAAGCTCACCCAGCAGCAAGCGCTCTGGGGCGCGGTGCTCGCCGAGCGATTCTTCGTCTGGCGGCCCAGTGACCTGCTCAGCGGCGCCATCGAACGGGCTTTGCGATGACAGAGGACGAGGCCGTTGCCAAGCTGGACGAGAACACTCGGTCAATGGACACCGAGGCGGACCACGTCGCAGGGGACCGCATTGTCTCCGAGTTTCTGCGGCAGGCAGGCTTCGGGCGGCTCGCTGACGCCTACGATGAACACAAGGAAGGCTGGTGGTACGCCTGATGGCCGCCAAGTCGATCTTAGCCGCGTATCGCCGGCTGGCCCGCACACAGAGAGCACTTGCGATCCAGCGCGCCAAGCTGCGCTGGTACGAGGACGAGGTGAGGGACGCGGAGGCGACGGTGAGGGTCGCGGAGGCCCTGGGAACAGCCGCACGCGCGCGAGGCGAAACATCATCGCCATTTGAGGAGGGATCAGCATGAGCGATAAGGTTCAGCACCCGTGGCCGCCAGGCGATGAGCGCGTGGCGAACGGGACCTACCAGTACCCGGTCAGGTGCAGTAACTGTGGAGCGGAGGCCGAGATGGAGATCGGCAAGGGCAGGCCGGTGCCATGCATGGCCGGCGAGGGGCCGGTCTGTCCCGTATGCGGGTGCAAGAACTGGCGCCCTCGGGAGCGGGAGTGAGCGACCCACGGCTGGCGACCAAGGACCACCAGCACGTTTGGCGTCGTCTCGGCTGGGTGCCGTGGCATAAGAAGGCCACGCGGGGGATTCGGCCTCGGTCCCTGCCCAATCCTCCTCGTGTCCCAGCATGGGGCTGCCCCTGCGGAGCCGTCACCCATGACCCCGAGCGGCGCAAGGTCTGCCGTATCTGCTAGACATGGAAACGGGCGCCCCTTTCGAGGCGCCCGCACCGATCCCGGTTTGGCCTGACTGCAGCTTGAGGGAGAGCTAGCCGCTCCGTTCACGGCCCCGTTTAAGGGTGGGTTAGGCGAGGTTATCCAGATCCGACGCCAGAGCCGCGTCGTCGAGTCCGCTGGGGCCGTGCCCCTCTTCGGCAATCTCCGGGTGAAGCTCTGCCCAGTCCTCGTCCATGTACTTGCCGATCCAGCTCCAAGCCACGGCCTGAACCTGTCCCCAAGTGGCGATGTAGAGGTACTCGGGGTCGAAGGCGAATCCCTCGATGTTGTGACCTCCCATGATCGGGGAACCCGGCACGATGGTCCACGGCTCGTTGTTCTGGGTCTGCTCCATCGCTGACTGAGGAACCTGGCAGCCGATCCGAACCACCCCATAGAGCCAAATGCACTGCTTCAGTGCCTCCATGCTCCCGAGGTCCAGCGGAGCGTAGGCGGGAAGCGTTGGCATGTCCGCAGGCCCGATGGGAGGCTCGTAAAGGCCACTGGTGCGCCAGCCCTGTAGGAAGGCCGCGATCTCCAGCCCTGTGTCGTTGGCGCCTGTCTGGGGGTCGAAGCCGGTCAGATCCGAGTACTGCTCGATGTCGTCGTTCGAAGTCGGCACCCAGTTGGACCTTCCCAGCTTCTCGTTGAGGATGATGATCTCGTTCCCGGCCCCCGCGATCACACAGTCTCCGGCCCCATTGGGGCAAAGGGTGCAGCTAGGATCGGGACCGTTCCCCCCCATCGCCAGCTTGAGTCCCAAGGGGATTGGAATCGAGGTCGGCGGCGTTCCCACCGGAGTCGTCCGGTACTTGTCCAGGGTCAGCAAGCCAGGAGGCCTCACGGCCTCCAGCTTGCCTAGCCGGTACGGGAAGTCCAGCGGGTCGGCCATTAGTTGCTAGCCTGCACCACGAGAGAGTCCCCTGCTGCCGCGCCTGCCACGACAGTGCCCGCATACGCAGCCGGTGCCGCGATGGGAGTGCCGTTGGCATAGGTGCCAGTCACTGCCGCGCTTAGGTTGAAGGTGCCCACGGAAGCAGGCGCCAGGTCGCCCTGGAGCGGGTTGGTCGCGTCTGCGGTCACGGCACATACCGCAGGCGTGTCCGAACTGAATACCACGGTCGCGCCAGCGGGAGCGGTCGCCGGGTCGCCCTTGTCATCCTCGAACGTGAGGGTCACGGTGCCAGTGGTCGTGTCTACTGAGATGATCGGGTTCACTGAGTCTCCTCCGATTGCGATGGTGAGCTTGCAGCTCGTTGCGTCGTTAGTGGTCGGGGCGAGTCCGCTGATCGCCTTGGCTATCAGCCTAGCGGACCTCGCTTGCTGAGCGGTCTGGCGGTCGATCGCGTCCCTGATCTCCCGCAGGGGCTCGGGACGCCGGAAGCGGTTAGGCATGAGTTCGCTTGGCCGCAGGAGTCGGCAGGATCAACTGCTGGTAGGCGGTCACGGCCAGGGCCAGTCCCTGGAGAACGCAGCCGGCGATCAGGCCCACCTCAGTTCCCCCGAGGTGCAGGAAGTACGCCTGGATTGCGCCCGAAGCCCCGACGATCACGGCGACGACCGAGGCCACGTTCTTGATCGAGAGCGACTGCCCGGTTAGGACCGCGTGGTTGTAGACGAACAGGATCAGGGCCGCACCCTGGAGGGCGTCGCCAGCGATGGTCCCCGCCGTGGGCCCGCCCACGTGGAGTGCGTAGGTCTCCAGCGCCCCCGAGAGTCCGACCAGGACAGCGAGGTACGTGAATACCTGCGAGACGGTCAGTTGAAGTGCCGCGCGTGGGGTCATGGGTCTCCTTTCAAGGGAATGGTAGCCCGAGTTGGGCTGCGGTGGCAGCATTGGCCGGGGTGCCGAAGGCCATCGGGTCGGCGACGGGTGCTGCGGGCGGGGCGTTCCAGATCTGGACCGGCTTGCCGTTGACCACAGCCCCAACCGCCAGAACATCGGCGTTCTGGGCCGCGCTCTCGATCCAGCGGAAGGATATACCGTCAGCGATGAACGTGGCGGGCTTGCCGTTGACATTCGTGGCGTAGAACAGGATCAGCATCTTGGTCTCCTGTGGTGGGTTCGGTGCGGGGACTGGTGCCCCGAAGATCGCCGGATCGAAGACGCTGAGGTCGACGCTGAGGCCGCCGACCCTTCCACTGTCAGCGTACTGCCACCCCATCGGGCGCGCCGGGACGGGCGGCGCGACTCCAGGCGGCCAGTTGAGCCCGTCGGGGTTGCCCGCGGTCGGATACTCAGCAAAAACATACCCGGGGTGGCCATGGGTTCGGTGAGTCGCCTGGACCCCGGAGCCGCCATAGAGGTGAGCCCCGGAAGTAGCGAGCCAGCCGTCAGTTCCCGCGTTGTCAGCGTCGATGCCAGACTCGTCGTCGAGGATCGAGATGATCCCCAAGGCGGTCGCCCGGGTGCGGACCCAGGTGGGGTCGTCCAGTTGGGAGCAGTAGGCCCCAGTCAGCAGGCCACCCGCCTTGACCAGTTCGAACTCGGCATCAGGCCAGCCTGAGTAGATGTCGTCCGTCGGGGTCTGCTTGAAGTACCCCATCCAGAAAGCCAGCCCCTGCGCCTTGGCGGCGGCGATTTGAGCGGCAGTAGGCTGCTCCCACGAGTCGGCTCCGCGGACGGAACTCACGGGTTCACCCTCGGCTCTTCTCCGGGGCTGTAGATGGCCTGATGGCGGGGATCCACAGTTGGATGCTTGCGCTTCAGCTTCTCAACGTCGGCCTCGGCGTCGTGCAGAGCACGCTGGACTCGCTTCAGGACGTGGTATTGGACCGCCATCCGAATGGCCGTCAGGACCAGACCACCCAGCATCAGGAGATCGTAGGGACTCACCTTGGTTGTGAAGGTCATATTTCAGTCCAGTTCAGGCGTCGAATGATGCGGCCAGCCGTGGCCTGACCGATTCCGAAGCGGGTTCCGATAGCTTTCTGCGTGAGGTTGGTGGTGGACGCCAACCTACGGATCTCGAGCACTTCGCCAACGGTGAGTTTGTGGCCCCCATGGCTTTCTCCCACACATCTTGTCCCGTGCCGCCACCTATCGGCCTGATTCTCGGACGCCGTGCCCCACGTAAGGTTTGCCACGGCGTTGTTGTCGGGATTCCCGTCAAGGTGTCGGCACTGCGTCCCTTGTGGCGCAGGACCCACAAAGGTCTCCAGAACGAGTTGGTGGATCAAGGCGTGCCTGAACCGCCCGCGTTCACGCCCATAGGGAGGACAGAGCGTGACCTGCCAATAAGGCATCCGGCCATTCGCTTTGAGACGGTCTCCCAGGATGCGAGGGGGCGGCTTCTTCCGCATGACCTTGAATGTGGCACGGACGCGACCTTGGTCTGAGACCTCGTAGTAGTCCTCGAAGCCAGCGATCGGGAGCCATCTCTCATTAGAATGTATACTCACCGCGTGTGATTGTACCGTCCAGAGCGACTCCGACGAACTCGCCGTGGAACTCGCCCCCGCTGACGGTCAGATTGAGGTATCCCCACTTCGAAGCGTCGGCATATTCGCAGGTCACGCCGCCCCCCAGGTCCATCCCCAGGGTATAATCCCCAGCCACGGAATGCAAATTTCGGTAGCCTCCCGCTCCGGTCACCAGGTAGTTGGTAGTCCCGCCGGGCCTCGTCCTGGAGAAAAACTGCCGGTTATGAATGTGACCCGCGATCACCAGATCGGGCCACCGAGACGCTTCAAAGATTTTGTCCAGCGTCGCTCCGAGCGTGGCGCTGCCGCCACTGTAGACGTCGACGGAATATGCAGTGTGATGCATATAGACCAGCACGGGAAGACTCGGGTCAGCCGCCGCCAGCTCCCCCGTCAGCCACGCCTGTTGGTTCGGGTAGAGATTGCCTCCGGGGTGGACGTTGCTCCAGACGCCGATCAGGGTTGCTGCCTTGAGGTTCAGGGTCCAATCCACATAAGGTTGAGTTTCTGTGTGGCGCCCATATTCCATATCTGGATCGGCCGGGGGGGCTTGCGGCTCGGGCGAGCAGAACATCGCCATCCAGGTCGCTATGCCCGCTCCAGGAGGTCCGCCGGGGAGATCCTCGTGATTACCCGGGCAACCCACGATTGGCCGCTGCACGTCTTTGTAGGGCTCAAGAAATTGAGGGACCCACTGGTCAGCCGCGCCGTAGTAGTAGTCGGCGTCACCGACCGAGAGCACGAAGTCAGCAGGGTCCGCCGCTAGCGCGGCCGCCACGGCGAGCTGCGGGTTGGGGTCCGTGACGCCGCCCGAGTCTCCGATCACCTGGAAGGTGATGCCGTCTCCGGGGTCTTGGATCCCCACGGACTCAGGCGCGGCCCTCCCCGGAGTGTACGGAACCGGAAGCGGCTGATTGGGCTGGTCGTCGTAGTCTCCGACGCCCTGAGCCTGGAGCATGTCGGCGCACTTGACGGTCGACGGGTGCGGGAAGCCGACGCGGCGTTCTGTCATGGCATCTCCCTCAGTGGACCAAGTATCCGACAACCGAACCGACGATCATCAGCACGAACGCCCCGGCGAAGTAGAGGCCGAGGTAACGATTCTGCGCGCTTGTCGCGTACTGGCGCCCCTCCACCAACATGCTTTGCTGCCCCTTGACCCGCGCTACCGCTGCTTCCTCCCTCATCTGGCGCATCTCCTGCAACAGGGGATCAAAGGCTGCCGAGTCCTTACCGGCAATCTGGGACCGCGACTCTCGCAGGGTGCGGATGTCAACCTGGATCGGGTCCAAGGCGGCAGCCAGGGCGACGGCGGTTTGGACCCGCGCCGCTTCCACCTGGCCTCTCAAGGTCTCGGCTGAAGTCGCCACCTGGGCTGCCAGAGTTGCGGCCTGCTGGGAGGACACCTCGGCGGCCCGGTTGACCGCGCCCACGTCCACCGCCCGGATCGCGTCGATGCGGCCGCTCTCCGACACCCGGAGCTTATCGTCGTACCGAGCCCGAAGCTCGATGACCTCGCGGACGTGCCCAGCTTCGAGCTCGCGCAGGTCGTCCTGCCGCTTGACCGCAGCGTCGAGGATGTCAATGACATTTTTTGTGGGATCTAGCGCCAAGTTGCCCTGACGGTCCACTGGCCTTCCATTTGGCTTCAAGCTGCCACCTCGAAGGCTGGATACCCCTGCGAGTCGACCGGCCTGCCGTTTGCCATCAGCTAGGCTTGTGCCCGTTCCCGTCGAGCACCCGTAGGAAGTCAGCCGGGGCGCGCTGGATGCTCTGGGACTGCGCCTGCTGGGCGCACTGGATGAGCTGCTGGCCAAGCTGCATGGCGAAGTCCGCCTGCAGGGGGTAGATCGTGATCTTGGCCCCCTCGACCACCTGCAGGTCAACCACCTGGCCGCCGGGGATGGGCCGGATGCCGGCCCCGATCTGAAGCGGGCGGGCGTGGGGGATCATGGCTGGCGCGTTGCCTTCTGGGTTCATCGCTCCTCCATTGTCCTCCACTTCAGCCGAACTCAGCCCGGTAGGCGGCTTCGGCGTTCGGGAAGCCGCTGATGCTCGGGTCGGAGAAGTACATCTGGAGCTGGCAGTTGCTGGCCGGTGCCTTGATGATCGCAGCCACGGCCTTAATGTAGTTGGGGTCGTCCCCGGTCTGCCCGCCACCAGAGGCGCAGCCCCACTCGCAGATGGCAAACGGCTTGCCCTCGGACTGGGCGAACTTCACGGCGGCCGCCAAGTTACCCGCGTAGCCCGAGTACGAATACTGATCGGTCCCGATGATGTCGACCAGGGCGGACCCGGGGTAGCAGCCGGTGGGGATGTTGGAGGTGCCGTTCATGTTCCAGAGGAACTCGAACTTCCCGCCAGGAACCGCCGTCACGGCAGCATGGAACGCGGTCCACGCAGCGACGTACGAGGCGTTGGTCCAGCCAGTTGTCTTGCCACCGGACTCCAGGCCCCACGGGTACCAGTTCCCATTCATCTCCCAGCAAAATCGGAAGATTGTATTCGCGTAGCCGTTGGCGATCAGGCCCTCCGCGATGGTGGTGGCCTCGGACGTGGAGCACGGCCCCAGGCCCAGCACCAGACGGGCGCCGCCCAGAGCGCCCTTGGCGGGTGGCGAGTAGTTGTAGGGGCTGCCGTTGTTGCCGTACTCGGTGATGCAAGTAAGTGCGACTCCAAGCGCAGCCGCAGCCGCTTCCTCCGTGGAGGGCGTCATCTGTGAGACGAAGACGCCCAGCAGCGTGCCGGTGGGCGGGGGTGTACCCGGTACGCTGACGCCACCGCCAGCCGAGAACGTACTCACCACATCGCCGTCTGCGTCGGTGACAGTGCTGCCAGCCGGGAAGGGCCACAGGCCCGGTTCGAGGGTTGGGTTGCTCATTGGTTCTCCTCTGGAGTTGTCACGACTCGCCCGTCAGCCAAATGAAAAGGTAGAGGAAGCGGAGTTTCAGCCGTTGCCAGCGGGTCATGTCACCGCAACTTCAAACGACTGGACGAAGAGCCCCTCGCCGCCTTGCCATATCTCGAACCCGAACGGCACCTCTATCAGGTACCACGAGCTGAGCATGTACCCTCGGGTCACGGCATCGGCCGCAAGCGGCGCGAGGTCAAGGCTCAGGCTCAACACTGGAGTGACCAGCACATAGCTCACCGTGCCACCCGGAGCCGTGCCGCCGTACCAGACGTTGTAGGCGTTGCCGCCGATCACCACTCCGCTTGCGATGAGCGATCCGGCAGGCTGGATGGCGCCCAGATGGTTCAGCCAGACCATCATCTCCAAGCCACCGACGGAGTTGTCGTTGGTGGAGCTGGCGACGTTGAACCAGATGTCGTAGGCCGCGTCCCAGTAGGCAGTATTGGTCGGGATCTCATCCGTGTTCGCGTTGGAGCACAGGTACAGGGTGCCTTCGTAGGTGACGAGGGCGCCTTCTAGGTAGGGCGTGGTGCTTGACCAAGCGCCCTCCAGCGCGAAGCTACCGGGAGGTCCAGTAGGACCGGAGCCGGGAGGGACCGGGCCGGGAGTCGAGGTCCAGAGGTCCTGGAACACCCCCCCGCCAGAAGGGACGGTGATCGAGACCGGCGGGAAGATGACCCCACCCATACTGCGGGTGACGAGGTAGACCATCCCTGCCGGAGCGATCGTGTCGGTCCGCTCAAGCGTCAGCGACCAGGCCCCGGACGAGTTCGAGACGGTGCTCTGGGTGATGTATTCGAGCAACTGGCCTCCGGGGCCATAGCAGAGGAGCCCCGGA